TCTACAACTGATCGTTTAGGGGATCCTTGGGAGATCAACTCTCCCAGATGCTCGTCCACCCCAGATTGCTCATCGCCCGCTCGTAAAGCGCCTGCAAGCCATCGAGCCGGTCCTGCCTCATCGGCGGAGTCGGATGCCGGTACGTGCCCTTGATCCCAGGGTACTTGTGCCCCATCTGCTCGTACCCCAACACAGGGCGCACGCCGATCTGCTCCTGCCAGGTGTCATGCGTATGCCGGAGATCCCGCATCGTCAGCCCTGGCATGATCGGCTCCCACCCCTCTTTCACCGCGTTACCGCGGGCCTTGGGCCGGGCTTCCCTGCCGTCCGCCGCCGGCCGCAGGATCGTGTGCCAGTGGCTGCGCCACCACCACTTGCCGGACAGCGTCGTGAACACGAACTCGTGCGGCCACTCCGCGAGATGCTTCTCCAGCAGCACCGCCAGGAACGGGGGGACGTCCACGTCCCGACCGGACTTGTCGTTCTTCGGAGGCTCCAGCCCGCGGAACGCCTTCCGCTTCCCCTCCTCGTCACGGACGTCGTACTCGGCGAGCACGCCCGTATCTCCATCGACCCGAATGATCGGACAGGTGAAGACCCCGCCGTCGTACTTCTGACGCCGCTCCAGCAGCGTGTTGTCCCGGTGCAGGCCGACGAGCTCTTCGTAGCGCAGCCCGGTGAACGCGTCTGTGACGATATGCAGTCCGTACACGGGGCCGAGGCGCCGCGACAGTTCGAGGACCGCCTCCGGCGTGGCCACCTGGTCCTCGTCCGCCTTCTTCTTCGCCGGATCGGCCGGCAGCCCGGTGAGACGCCGTCCCGCCATCGGGTTGACGATGAGGTGCCGGGCGTCGACAGCGCCGTTCATGATGCGGCTCATCAGCTGCACGCAGTCCTTCGTGGTGCTGCGCGCGCATGTGAGGGTGCGCGCCCAGGCCTCCACGTCGAACCAGTTGATCGAGACGAGTGGGGCGTCCTTCCATCGCGGCAGGATGTGGCCTTCGAGCCGCGCCCAGCGGTTCATCGTCGTCCGACCGCGCGGCTTCTGAGCCGCCATCCACTCGTGTACGAAAACACCGAACTTCTTACGCGACAGTTCAGGGTCAATCCAGCGGCCTTCCTTGATCGCCGCTTCCTGACGATCACCCCAGTCCTCGGCGAGTTTCCTCGTCGGGAAGCCGGGCTCGCTGCCGAAGCTGCCGTCTGGCCTCTTGTAGCGGCACCGCCACGTGTACTTGGTGGTCTTCTTCCCGTTCTTGACCTTGAAGACCTTCTCGGCGTGCGCCACGGCCGTTCCCTTCGCCCAGGATCAGACGGCGTCGCCGTCGTGATACCCCTCTGGTACACGCTGCCAGTACGGGGAGCGCTCCGTGTCGAGACGGCCGAGATAGTCGGCGGCACGCTGGCTCAACAGGGACGAGTCCACCGTGTAGTCGATCGAATCGGCCTTGTCCTCCACACCGATAGCGAACCGGTCCGGCAGCCCGGGAAGGCACAGCCACTGCACCTTCACCACGGGCCCCGGCGCGGAGCCAGGCGGTCGCGGTGCCCACCGCTGCGCCTGGTCCGTCAACAGCTGTGACAGGCGCTTGGGACCGTCCTCGCTGATGTCTGACTCGTGGACCCTGAACAGGCATCCGGTGCCGTCTTCGAGATCGATGATCTCCGGCTCTATGTAGTCACCCTCAACACGCTCAACGTGCATGACCCACATACGCACTTCCCCGATCCGAGCAGTGCCCCCCCTCGGTGACGGTCCGTCGATCGAAGCACACTTTTGAGTCACAGTCGACCGTCTGGGGCCGAAAATGCCTACGGCTCTTGTGGGGCGTCCGTGCCGGAAGGGAGGCCCTGAAGGTGTCGCCGGGTCTGACGCCACTGCTTCCAGAGCTTGTCGAGCTCCTCGTCGCTGATGTCGTCCGAGCCCTTGAGGACGACGATGATGCGCGAGTCCTCATCCTCGGACCCGAGGTGCACCACTGTGCTGTCGAGAGTCTTTCCCGAACGCAGCTCCAGGTCGATCGCCGGCGGCAGTGTCGACTGCCGCTCTGCGGCCTGCTCTTCAATCGTGGGGGCGGTATCGGGTTCGTGACCCGCGAGGATGCGGTTGGGGGAATCCTCGGTCCAGCCGACGAGGCGGGCATACGCCCGCATCGTGCTGGTGACTTTGTTGAAGGGCCGGCCGTTGGGCTGCCGGCCGCGCTCGATGGCTTGGATGGGCGTGCGCGTCACGGACAGCCGCTCGGCGACCTCGATCTGGGTGAGGTCGGCCGCCTTGCGCGCTTCAGCGAAGGCTTGACCCAGTCGTTCCCAGTCTCGCTCTGACTCCATGTCTCCACATCATGCACTACCTCCATGCAACCACCTAGCCGGGATTCAGCCTTTTGACCTGCGGTTGAGCACGCAAATAGAGCGTTTGGGTTGCATGGGGCGCACCGTGCTTACCGGTAGGTAGGGGGCGTGCGCCCCTGTCGAGGCTCTAAAAAAGTGCCCGCAATGCACTCGCAGGGCTTGCCCGAAGCACTCCTGTTGGCTAGCTTTTGAGGCGTGAGACCGCACTCCAGCGCTATCCGCTACAGAAGGAGGGCTCTCAATATGAGCCTGCGCACGCTCTCCGCAAAGACGGGGATCCACCGGTCGCATCTCTCGCGAGTCGAGCACGGACTCGCCGGACTCGGCGACGACAACATCAAGAAGGTCGCGGCAGCGCTGGGTGTCACCCCCGACGACATCACCCACAAGGAGACCCCGTGACCGCCCCCGAGGCCACGAAGACCGCGCCCCGCAAGAGGAGCGCCCCCACCATCCGCGAGAACATCCCCGCGCCGAGCACACCCGAAGGCGAGCTCTTCCACTACACGCCGGAAGAGGCCGCCCTGTGGCTGCCTTTCGTCGCCCGCAAGCTCCGCCTGATGGCCTTCGCCCGCGAAATCCCCCACGTGAACAACGGCAACAAGGTGTGGTTCTCCGGCCTCAACATCCGGGCCATCACCGAGCAGTTCACCGTCCAGCCGTTCGCGAAGCCGGCCCGCGCTGCCGCCTGACAGGCGGATGGCCCCTTCGCCGGATCGCACTCCGGCAGCCGGGGCCCCGCGACCCGAGGGTCGCACCGATCCACCCACACGTCCCTGACAGAACAGGAGTGGACCTTGTCCACATACTCGCAGACCTCGATGGTGCGGTACCGCATCGCTTTCGATCGGATCCACAGCATCGGCGGCACGCCTTTGGCGCCGGTGACGGTCACTGCTTCGACGGTGGACGAACTGTCGGAGGCGATCCGCTCTCACGCCAAGACCGTTCTCGGTGACCGCTCCTTCTACGTCGAGGTGAACTCGGCGCTGTCGCGTGGCTGCATCGCCAGCGGCTTCTCGGTCCTCGGCACGTTCACGGTCGAGTCCCTTCCGGTAGACGAGGCCCTGCTGCCGATCGACGTCCGTGACGCTCTCCGGATGCTTGCTGGCGGTGCCCGATGACCGCCTACCCCGACATCGCCGCCCGCGCCGCGCACGGGACTGACGGTCAGAACGCGGTCCGCCCGAACCGGTCGGACGAGTCCCGCTGCATCTCCGTCCACTGGTCACTGCCCGTGCAGTGCGTCCTTCCGGTCGGCCACCGCGAGAACTGGCACGAGGCTTGGCACCCGGAGACCAGCAACCGCCTCCGCTTCCAGCGCTCGATGGGCAGCTACCGCACGGAGGAACTGCACCACGGCGAGTGGCACGACCTGCAACTCCCCCCGCCAGGCGGCTTCTGCGGTCTGCTCCGCTCCGGCCGACCGGACGTGCGCTGCACCGAGCAGTTCGGACACGGCTGGATGCACCGGGCCAAGGTCGACGGCGTCCAGCACACCTGGAACCCCGCGCCCGCACCTGGCCTGAACGTCGACCAGCTCACCCGCGACGTGAAGCACCTGCGGGGGATGGTCGTCGAGGCGCACGCCCGGATCGCCGAGTTGGAGAACGCCCTCGTGGCGACCGGCCAGTCGCTGTCGTCGTTCATCTTCGACGCGGACGACCCAGGCGCCGACGCTCTGGGTGCCCAGTGGCTCTACCACCAGGTGATGCCGCAGGCAGACGACCCGTTCGCCCAGCCGCGCGCCTTCCGCTCCAGCGTCTTCTCTGAGGCTTCGAAGGCGGTTGCGGCGATGGACGTACCCGCGCCGGACGAGGACGGCGAGCAGTCGAAAGCGTACCGGGACGGCTACCTGGCCGCCTTGGACGACGCGACCGAAGCCCTGGAGGTGCGCGCCGACCAGGCCGCCGAGGGATCCGAGGTGACGGCGTGAAGTGCGACGAGCCCCACGAGGGCAACGAGTTCGCCGGCTGCACGAAGGAACTCGGCCACGCCGGGGACCACGAGCACTTCGGTACCCGGTGGCCTCGCCCCGTCCCGTCCGGCGAACTGAGCGATCGAGTGCTCAAGCTGCTGCCCGGTGGCTGGGGTCATAACGAGCGCGAGTTCTACCTCGCCTTCGAGGTCACCAGCGTGTACCTGATCCCGGTTTCTGCCGAGTCCGAGGATGAGGCGCTGGAGATGTGCGGCGACGGCTCCGACCTGCCGGACTTCAACCGCTACCAGGCTGTCGACGGCGATGTGTCGGTCCGCCGGCCGTACTTGGATGAGCGCACCGGCATGACGGGCTCGCCGATCGGCCCGAAGATCGCCTGCCCCGGCTGCGGCGAACTGGCCATGTCCCGCTCCTGGTATCACCGGCCGCTGCGGAAGTGTCACGGCCCGATCGAGTGGACGGTCCGGACGAGCGCGAGCGGAAAGCCCTGGGCCAGCCGCAAGCACGAGGCGCACGCCGGACGGCAGGCGGCGTCATGACCGCCTTCAACCGCGACCTCGCGTCCCGGATCGCCGGAACCGGCATCCCCCTGACAGCCGACATGGTCACGCCGCGGATCTTCCGCACAGCAGACCGCCGCCTGTGGGTTCTGACGCACCCCTACCTGGACGTGGACGGCACCGCCTGGGAATGGGACGGCCAGCCATACGACCGGGTGGCTGGGCCGGAGATGACGTCTCCGTCGCACCCGATGCTGCACGTGCCGCTGACCGGCCTGGTCCAGCACTGCGGCCTCCACTCCGACACCAGCCAGGCCATCGCGGCAGGCGAGCTGGTCTTCCAGCAGCACGACGCGGCCGAGGCCGGCTACCCCAACCTGACCGCCCTGGAGGCGTGATGAGCGAGACCCGTGTATCGCAGGCGATCGTGTTCGTCGGCGACGACGTCGACGCGGTCGGCCTGGACACGACGAACGGCGGCCTCACTGTCGGGCTCGGCTCGGCCGCCGTCCTGAACCTGGCGGGCGCCGATCAGGACACCCTCGACAAGCTCGCCGTCGTCTTCGCCGAGGCCGCCGCTGTCAACCGCAACCGCAGCCTCTGGCAGGTGGCCTAGATGGTGACGCTGACCGTGACCCGCACCCGTGTCGGCCGCATCGTCGAAGGCGCCGCGGACCTGCTGGAGGCGGAGGGCTGGGACCCGCACCGCAACCCGATCACCGACGCCATCGACCGGGCCGCCGGCTTCATCCCGGGCCGCAGCTCGATCGACGCCGAGCAGGCCACGATCGAAGCCTGGAACGCCCTCGTCGACCACCTCGGCGGCCGATCGGTCACCGGGTGGGAACGGGCCGCTGGCCGCACGCAGATGCAGGTGTTGCACGCGCTGCGCACTGCCGCGAAGGCGGTGGCGGCGTGAACAGCGAACTCTCCCAGGACGCGCTCACCGTCGGTCTCGTCGACGAGGCGGTACACCGGCGGGCCGCGGTCCGAGTCGCCGACCAGATCGGCCGCGAACACCCCGACCCGCGCGACGACCTGATGCCCAGGCTCGTCGGCCGGGAGCTCGCCCGGGACCCGCTGATCGCGGCCAGCTACCTCGAACTCCTCGACCAGCTCGGCCTGAAGCCGGAGCACATCCGGAGGCGGCCGTGATCTACATCGCCATCGTCCTCTGCGCCGGCTTCCCGTTCCTGCTCCTCGCCGGGGAGCGCATCTCCCACCGCATCCGCGCCCGCCAGGAGGGCCAGTGACCACCGAGACTCTCACCCCGCCGACCGACACCGAGATCGCCGAACTCCTCGGCAAAGCCGCGGACGTCATCGACGAGAACGGGCACTGCAAGCGGGACCTGTACGACCACCGGCAGGCCGCGGGCGGCACCAAGCTCACCAACTGCCGTGTCGACATCATCGGCGCCCTCAACATCGCCGCCCACGGCACACCCCGGTACGCGGGCCGTGACCTTCGCGTCTGGTCCGCCGAGCAGGCCATCCTCGCCCGCATCCCGGAAGCGGCGGTCGTCACCTGGAACGACGCGAAGGGGCACGGCAAGCGGGAAGCGGCCAAGCTGCTCCGCGACACCGCGGCCAGCCTCCGGCCGGAGGTGGCGGCGTGAAGCTCCTCGGAGGGGTCGGCAGCCGACGGGCCGGCGCGGGCAACGCGGAGCTGCGCCGCAACCGGGCCGCGGACCGCGAATACATCAGCTGGTGCCACGAGCGGTTCCGGGACCTCGGTGCCAGGACTCGGGTACTGCGGGCGCGCGCCGAGATCGCCGAGGGGCGACTGCAGCAGTCCGAGCAGCTCATCAACCGGCAGGCCGCCCAGTTGCAGGCGCGCGACGCGCAGATCGCCGAGCTGGAGAAGCAGTTGAAGTTCGACAGCGAGGAGACGGTGGAAACGCCGCGGCCTGTTCTGGAGCCGGAGTTGGAGGCGGTCGCGTGAGCACGCGCAGCGTCCCCGACGGGGTCGTCCTCGACTGCGACGTCGACGACTGCCTCGACTCCCTGGAGGACGGCAACAGCACCGCCGTGTACGCGACTGGCGCCGAAGCCGTCGACGCCGGGATCGAAGCCGGCTGGACCCGCCTCGGCCGCGGACGGCACGCCTGCAACCGCTGCAACCGGCAGCACCACGAAGCCCGACTCACTGCCCGCATCACCACCCGGGGTCAGGCCGCCGAGCCGGAGCGGTCGAGCAATCCCTTGAGCAACGAGGAAGTCGGCGAGGACCACCCGGACTACGTACCGAACCCGGCCTATGACCTACCCGAAGGGGCCTGGTGACGGCCCCCCACGCCACCACCTGAACTCCCGGCCGCCCGGCCGCAAGAGGTTGGGCGGCCGGCGAACAAAGAAGCCCCGAGCGCTAGAGACGCCCGGGGATCCGAGATCAAGCATCCCAGAGGGAGCCCCGAATGTTGAACACCGGCGAGCAGATCACCTGCCCTGCCTTCGACGAACCCGGCAACTATCACTTCGAGAGGCTTTGTGAGGACTGTGACGTCAAGACGCTGTCCCGCCTGAACCTCGGCCAGGTCGAGGACCGCTACCAGGTGGGCCGCATCTGGCAGAACCAGTTCGAGGCCTACATGTACGTGTGGGCGCTCCTCTCCCCGGCCGGCAGCCGTCCCCAGTGGCGCGAGACGCCCACCAGCCCGGATGTGCGACGCATCGCCCGAAAGCTGCTGACCCTGCGCGGCTTCGACGTCCCGGCCGCCCTGATCGAGAACCAGGCGAGCACGTTCGCCGAGGCCGCCTGACCCCCACCTACCCGCCGGTGGGCGTCGATCCCGCATCCGCCCGCCGGCACCACTACTTGGAGACCCCCATGAACGAGTCCAACACCATCGAGATCAGTCACCCCACCCTGTTCCCGCTGTCCGCGCTGCAGACCAAGGGCTACGCCCAGCCCGAGGCGCGCACCGATGAGGCCGAGGTCGACGACGAGAACATCGGAGAGGCGGAAGCAGCGTGAAGGTCCGCCTCGCGCGGCGCCAGTTCGCTGACCTCCTCGCCTGGACGGCCAGCCAGCTCGACGCCAAGCCCACCAACCCGGTCTTCGCCGGCCTCCTCATCGAGGCCGCGGAGGACCAGGTGTCGATCTCCGGGACCAGCTACAGCGGCGACGCGCGGGCGACTCTGCCTGCCGACGTCATGGAACCGGGCCGGATCGTCGTCCCCGGGCGGATGGCAGCCCAGGTGGTCGGCGCCTACAACTCGGAGCTCATCGAGCTGACGGACGCCGACCAGCAGCTGGAGCTGGCCGCCGGTCGCGACGTCTTCCGGCTGAGCATCCTTGCGGCCCACGACTTCCCGCGGCTGTCGGAGCGTCGCAGCGTCGACGGAACCGTCGACTCCCGTGAACTCGCATCCGCTGTGCGGCAGGTTGCGAAGGCCACCGACAGCGACGCGAAGACCATCGGCAACGAACTGTGGCGCTCCGCCATCCAGTTCGTAGCCGACGGCGACCGGCTGCTGGTGTGGGCCACCGACCGGTACCGCATGGCGGCCCGCACCATCCCGTGGACGCCGGCAGGCGACCAGGGCCAGCTCGAAGCGCTAGTGGTGGGTAGCTCGCTGGAGGCCGCGGTCAAGGGCCTCGACGGTGAGATCGGCCTGTCCTTCAAGGGCAAGACGTTCGGGATCGGCGACCAGGTCCGCTACTCGACGATCGGTCTCATCGATCCCGGCAAGCGGATCCCCTTCGGAAAGTTCCCGACCGGGGGCTTCACCACCGAAGCCATCGTCCCGGTCGCCGACCTCGTCGACACGATCCGCCGGACCGTGCTCGTCGCAGGAGACGGCAAGCCGAAGATTCTCCTCGGCTTCGGCTCCGACGACATCACCGTGCGCGCGGCCGGCGACGACACCGGCGCCACCGCCATGAACCACCTCGACGGGCAGCACCTCGACGGGCCGGCCATCCAGATCGCCTGCAAGCCGCACTGGCTGCAGGAGGCCCTCGCGGTCACCGACACCCCCGACGTGCGGATCGGCCTGTTCGGCCCGACCAAACCGATCGTGATCACCGCTGCTGACCCCGAAGCCAGCAGCTACCGCCACATCGTCATGCCGATCCGCCTCTGATCCACAACTCCACAGTCCGGCGCGTCGAGTTTCCCCCAGCTCCGCGCCACCCAGGGCCAGCTCCCCGGAGCACCCCCCCCCGGCCCGGGGAGCTGGCCCCCAACCACTGCACCCGAAAGCGAGTCACATGAGCACCGAAAGCACCACCATCCCGCCGGAGACCGCACGTCACGTGCTGTGGCGCTACGACCGCACAGGCGGCGCCCAGCCCGGCACGTTCACCGTCCACCTCATGGCGGCGATCGAATCCGCCGACGTCCGCAACCGGGCCGTCCTCCGCGACGCCTACCCGGCGCTCTCGGCCGCCCTCCACCTCGCCCGCTACGACGAGGAGGGCCTGACCAAGCTGCGCCGCATCGCGACCGGGCAGGCGCCGCTCGGCTGCAAGTGCGGTGACAGCACCGGCCCGTTCACCTTCGACGGCCGCTGCGAGAACTGCGCCGAGGCAGTCGCATGACCGCCGCGGTGGAGGTCGAGGCCCCGGCTGTCGAGCCGGGCCTGTACGACATCGACGCCGAGCTGTACCACAGCGACCCCATTCCGGGCGGCAGCCTCTCGTCCAGCGGGGCCCGCAAGCTCGTCGCCGAATGCCCGGCCAAGTTCAAGTACTGGCTGGACAACCGGGAGCCGCCGAAGAAGGCCCTCGAACTCGGCACCGCAGCCCACAAGCTCGTCCTCGACGACGGCCCCGAACTCGTCCTCGTCGACGCCGACAAGTGGAACACCAACGCGATCAAGGACGAGGTCGCCGCGATACGTGAAGCCGGGAACATCCCGCTCAAGCGCCACGAACTCGACCAGGTCAACGCCATGGCCGCCGCCCTGCGCGCCGACCCCGAAGCGGCGGCCCTCCTCGAACCCGGCAGCGGCACCGCCGAACAGTCCGCCTTCTGGGAAGACGGCGGCGTCTGGCGCCGGGCCCGCTTCGACTGGCTGCGCCACGACGGCCAGATCGTCGACTACAAGACCGCCCGCTCCTGCCGCCGCGAAGACCTGGAGAAGGCGTTCAACGAGCACGGCTACATGCAGCAGCAGGAGTGGTACCTCGACGCCGGCGTCGCCCTCGATGTCGCCGACCCCGAGAAGCCCTTCCAGTTCGTGCTGCAGGAGAAGGAGCCGCCGTACCTGGTGGTCGTCACGACCTGCGACCCGATGGCCCGCGAGATCGGCCGGCACCTCAACCAGGTCGCCCTCAACGCCTACGCCATCTGCAGCCAGTCCGGCGAATGGCCCGGCTATCTGCCCAACCCGATGACTGCGCTGCCCTCGTGGGTCGAGCGCCAGTACGCCTAGGAGACACCGAATGTCCCAGCTCGGCCAGCCCGTCCGCTCCGCGCCCCGCCCCGCGGCCGACGACTCCCCGCAGTTCTCGTTCGCCCCCGCCAGCAAGGCCGGCCGCAAGGCCCGCCTGTCTATCCAGGGACTGTCCGGCTCCGGCAAGACGTGGACCGGCCTCAGCATTTGCCACGGCCTGTCCGCGGGCCGCCGGTTCGCCGTCATCGACACCGAGAGGGGCGCCGCCAGCCTCTACGCCGGTGTCGGCGGCATCCAGTTCGACACCCTCGCCATGGAGCGCTACGACCCCCGCGACCTCGCCCGCGCCCTCGACGCCGCCGCCCAGTCTGGCTACCCGACGGTGTTCGTCGACTCTCTCTCCCACTTTTGGAAGGGCACCGACGGCACCCTCGACCAGGTTGAGAAGGCGAAGGCGAAGTACGGCGGCAACAAGTTCGCCGGGTGGAAAGACGGCACCCCCATGCAGAACGACATGGTCGCCGCGATCCTCGCCTACCCCGGCCACGTCGTCGCCTCGATGCGCTCCTACACGGAGTGGGTGCTGGAGAACGGCAAGCCGAAGCAGGTCGGCACCCGGCCGGAGCAGCGCAAGGGCATCGAGTACGAGTTCGACGTCGCCGTCGCGATGGACATCGACAACACCCTCGAAGTCCTCAAGTCCCGTTGCCCGGAGCTGACCCGCAAGGTCATCCCGCGCCCGCAGGGAGCACGCGACGTCGCCGGCCCGCTCCTGCACTGGCTGAACACCGAGCCCGAAACGCAGCAGCAGCCCGAGCCCGCGCCCAAGCAGTAACCCACCCGATTCGGCGGCCGGCCGCACCCGTAATGCGGCCGGTCGCCACCACTCAAGGAGACCACGCCGTGACAGGACCCGAGCACTACTCCGAGTCTGAACGACTGATTGAGCTCGCGAAGGCCTCGCCGCAGCAGAAGCGGCAAGACTGCCTGGCCGCGGCCCAGATCCACGCCACGCTCGCCCTCGCGGCGGCCACCGCCATCCCGGCGACCCGCTCCCAGTTGCTCGCCGAGATGAAGGCCTGGTCGGACGTCGCCGCCACGAAGCACAAGGGACGCACGTCATGAGCCGCCGGGTCACTCTCGCCGAGCAGGTCGCTGCTGACGTCCGCGACAAGACGCTCGCCCAGCTCGTGCGGCAGGCCTCCGACTGGGACCGCCAAGTTGTCGCGCAGGCCGTCCTCATCTGGATGCGCGACCACGACACCGTCTCCGCCAACGACCTCCGCGACCAGCTGCCTGAGGTCGCCGGTGGTGTCCTGCCGGGCGTGTTGCGGGGGATGGGCCACAACTACCTGATCCACACCCGCACCTACGTGCCGTCCACGGCGCCCGCCACCAAGGGTCACTCGATAGCCGTCTACCGGCGCCGCACCGCCGCCGACCGGGCGGAGGCCGCCTGATGCTTTCCCTCATCTTCGGCGCCGCGGGCCTGCTCCTGTCGATCGTCGCCGTCACCGCCGCGATCATCGACCGCCGCAACAGGAGGCGGACATGAGCCCCGAACAGGTCGACGCCTACCGGAACGCCGGAAGCAGCCTGCACCCCGCCGCCGACTGGTTCATCAACCTCGTCGCCGTCTACGGGATTTGGGCCGTGATCGCCGTCGGCACGCTCGCCATCCTCTGCGCCTGGCTGCTGATCGGCATCCTCCTCGACCGGCACGAACGGCGGGTCGAACGGCGCGGCCAGACCGTGCACAGCCTCCAGCTCCTTGAGCGGTACGCCAACGACCCCGACAACCACGAGACGGAGGACCCCCGTGCCTGAGATGCGAGAACGACCCTTCATCGCCGAGATCGCCCGCGGCCGGGACGCCCGGTTCGTGCCGCCCGTCAAGGAGACCGAGTTCAGCACCTACCGGATCGACTGGTACGCCGTCGAACGCGTCCTCAACGGCGGCCACCCCCTCCCGCCGCTCAACCCCGACGAACTTCGCGAAGCCGCACTCTGGCTGCGCCGCCACGACGTCGAACGGCACGCCGTCTCCGTCCGCCTCAACGTCTACGAGCGGCGCATCAAGGACTGGGAAGCCGAAGCCGGCATGCTCCCCGCCGACCAGCTGTGCGCCCGGGGCGGCTGCAAGTCGGCTGCCGCCGGACGCGGACTCTGCGCCAACCACCTTCAGCAGCAGCGATGGGCGGCCAAGCGGCAGCAGTTGGAGGCCGCGGCATGAGCACCCGAGCAGCCATCGAAGAACTCCTGCGCGCCGGCTACAGCGACCGTGCGATAGCCCGACAGGTCCACGTCCGCACCGAGACCGTCGGCGAGATCCGCGCCCTGCTCGCACTCCCGCCACACAAGCCCGGCCCGAGCCGCTCCACGCACGAAGACCTGTTCTGGCGGCGAGCAGCACCCACAACCGACGGGCACCTGCTCTGGCCGTACACCACCACCGCACTTCGGGTCGGCCACGAAGGGGCACGGCAGTCCGCCTACCGGATCGCCTTCACCCTCGGCTGGCAGCGCGAACCCGTCGGATCCGTCAAGCCGGGCTGCGGCGTCGCGCGATGCGTCCACCCGCGGCACGTCGAAGACCAGCCCATGCGCGACCAATACGCCGCGATCTTCGGCAGCCAAGCCGCCTAGCCCGGACATGACGAAGCCCCGCCGAAGCGGGGCCGGAGGAGAGAGGGGAGGGGCCGATGTCAGTCGGAGTCTGCGGCCGGCTTCTTGCGGCGCACGATGAGCCTCGGCTTGGGCGGCTCGAGTCCCTTCGCCTTGCAGTAGGCGCGGACCCGAGAGTGGATGTGACGACGCAGTTCGTCGGTGCGCGTGGTGCCTTCCTCCGCGCAGAGCTGGCCGTAGAGCTCCCACATCTCGTCGTCGATGCGGATCATCCGGCCGGGCGTCCCTCTCGTCGTCATGTCGACAGCGTAGCTGACTGTGCAGGAGCAACACACCCCGGCGGTGGCGGAAGTCGCGCAACATGTATTGCTCTCGTATTGCATGTGCCTACACACCCCGAGGTAAGCTGCTGCTGTGCCACGGCGGCACGAGGACGACAAACAAGGCCGCCGTAAGGGCTTGGTTCCGAGCGCCCGAAAGCCCCCAAACCAGCACTCTATGAAGGACACCTACTCATGGCCCGTGGACACGGTCGGATTCTCACCAGCATCTGGGAGGACCCCGACTTTCTCGCGCTCGACGAGAAGGAGCAGCGCCTCTACCTGTTCCTCATCTCGCAGCCGAACCTCAACCACGCCGGCCTGCTCGACCTGACGCTGCGGCGCTGGTCCCGCAAGGCCCGCGGGCTCACTTCTGCCGAACTGGAGAAGCTGCTCCAGCGCCTGGAAGAGACCCACTTCGTCGTCATGGATGACGACACCGAAGAACTGCTCATCCGCTCCTTCGTCCGCAACGACGGCGTCTGGCGCATGCCGAAGGTCATGGGCGCCATGGTCTCCGGCGCCCTCGAAATCTCCTCACCCCGCCTCCAGGCCGCCCTGCTCGCCGAGATGGACCGCATTCCGCTGGACGAACTCAACGACGAGCCGACCAAGTACAAGGGGCAGGACGGCCCGTCCATTCGCCAGCAAGTCGTCATCCACATCAGCACCCTCCGCAAGGCGTTCGGCACCCCCGACCCGGACCCGTCCCGAAGGGGTTCGGCAACCCCCTCCAAAGCCCCTTCGGGAACCCCCTCCGATACCCCTTCGCAGCCCCCTGCCGAAGGGGGTCCGAAAGGCTCTACGCGCGGGCGCGGGCGCGCGCCACACGCGCATTCCCCTGCCCCTGCCCCTGCCCCTACCCCTGCCCCTGCCCCAAACCCCGTGGTGGTTGAGGTGGGGGAGAAGACCTCAGGTAGTAGCGAGCCGACCCCCTCGTCGCCTGACGGCGACGCCCCCATCGACATCGACGGCTTCGCACTCACCGACTCGATGCGCCGCTGGGCCCTCGACACCTTCGGCCCCGGACTCGACATCGACTACGAGACCGCACAGTTCGTCGACCACTTCCGTGCCCAATGCGTCCGCCGCCCCAACTGGCCCGCCGAATGGCAGAAGTGGATCCGCCGCTCCGCCAAGTACGCCTCCGAGCGCGCCACCCGCCCCCAGCTGCGCTCTGTCGCCGGAACCGGGTCCCGCGCCGACACACACACCGCCGACGACTACACGAACTCGAAAGTCGAGGACCTGTTCGCATCATGACCACCACCGACCACGACGCCTGGCGGGCCGAAGCCCAAGCCGAAGCCGTCGCCAACCGCCTCAAGACCTTCCTCGACCGCCGGCCCGCCGCCTTCGACGAGCCCGGCACCCTCCGCCGCGACGTCCACGCCTGGATGGACGGCTACCTCGACGGCCGCCACGGCTCGCTCATCCTCACCGGCGAGATCGGCACCACGAAGACGTGGCACCTGTGGAAGCTCAACGAGACCCTCATCCGCCGCGGCTGGCGCGGCCTGTTCCGCATCGCCACCACCTACGACGTCAAGGTCGCCACCGACCGGCCCGTCGACCACGAAGCCCTCACCAGATGGCGCGAGGCCGACCTGTACGCCATCGACGACCTCGGCGCCCGCGCCGTCAACGACTGGACCGCCGACGCCATCAGCGAGCTCATCGACAGCCGCTGGCAGAACCGGCGGCCGACGGTCATCGCCACGAACCTGACCACCGCCGAACTCCGCAACGTCCTCGGAGACCGCGCCGCATCCCGCATCGGCGACGGCGCCACCGTGGCCCGCTTCACCGGAGACGACCGCAGGAAGGGCGGCACCCAGTGACCCACGACGACTTCGAGCCCGAGCAGCGCGAGACCCTCGCCCCGCACGACCTGCCTGCCGAACTGGCCACCCTCTCCTCGATGCTGTTGTCCCGCGACGCGATCGCCGACGTCACCGAGATCATCAAGAACCCGGCCGACTTCTTCCGGCCCGCCCACCAGACCGTCTTCGCCGCGATCGTCTCCCGCTACCTCCTCGACGAACCCGTCGACCCGATCGTCCTCGCCGACGACCTCGCCAAGACCGGCGACCTGACCCGTATCGGCGGCGTCCCGTACCTGCACCACCTCGTCCAGCAAGCGCCCAGCGCCGCACACGGCGAGTACTACGCCGGGATCGTCCGCGAGAAGGCCGTCCTGCGGAACCTGCAATCGGCGTGCACCCGCACCCTGCACGTCATCGCCGACGGCACCGCCGAGACCGGGGAACTCCTCGACGATCTGCGCGCCGAAGTCGACGGCATCGTCGACGACACCGCCAGCGGCGACGAGGACACCCTCATCGGCTCCGACGGCGAAGACTTCCTGGAGCATCTGGAGCACCTCCAGAAGAACGGGCCGGCCCGCGGCGTGAAGACCGGGTTCACGGACTTCGACACCCTCACCAACGGACTTCAGCCCGGCCAGCTCATCGTCATCGCAGCCCGGCCCGCCATCGGGAAGTCCACCCTGGGCACGGACATCGTCCGCCACGCGACGATCGTCGAAGGCCTCCCGGCCGTGTTCTTCAGCCTGGAGATGTCCCGCACCGAACTGAAGATGAAGATCGCGTCCGCTCAGGCCCGCGTCGCCCTGCACCACCTGCAGAGCCAGAACGGCATGACCGACGACGACTGGACGCGCCTCGCGAAGGCCTGGCCGATGATCAACCAGGCGCCGCTCGACATCGTCGACGACGCCGGCCTCACCCTGACGAAGATCCGCTCCCACTGTCGCCGCATCAAACGCAAGCGGGACCTGCGCCTCGTCGTCATCGACTACCTCCAGCTCATGGAGGGCGAGATGAGCGGGCGCAGCGAGAACCGGCAGCAGGAAGTCGCGAAGATCAGCCGCAGCCTGAAGAAGCTCGCCGCCGAACTCCACGTCCCCGTGATCGCCATGTCGCAGCTCAACCGCGGCGCCGAACAGCGCACCGACAAGAAGCCGCTGTTGTCCGACCTGCGCGAGTCCGGAGCGATCGAGCAGGACGCCAACATGGTGATCCTCCTCCACCGCGAGGACGCCTACGACCGCGAAAGCCCGCGCGCCGGTGAGGCCGACTTCATCGTCGCCAAGAACCGCGGCGGCCCCACCGCGACGATCACCACCGCCTTCCAGGGCCACTACAGCCGCTTCGTCGACATGGCGCAGACATGACCGACTCCTGCCCCAACGGCTGCCGTCGCGGTATAGCCCCGGCAGCCGAGAAGCGCCGCGGCGACGCGATCGTCCACGGCTACCAGTGCCCTAACTGCGGGCACCGCTGGGCCACCAGCCGACTCCTGTCGGCCTACTCCGAAGTCCACCGCGCCGCCGAGCGCCGCCGCCAGCAGGGAGAAGCCGCATGACCCGCCGCCGCAAGCCGACCGCCCGTATCCGCCACAACACCCGCGGCTGGCTGCTGCCCGACTACAGCGACTTCGCCGACTGCACCACCAACCACCAGCGCCAGCAGGATGGCCGGCCCGCCTGCACCGCGACCGCGGTGTGGAGGGTCGTCGAAGACCACGGCATGCACCTGAGCATCGGCTTCTACTGCGACGCCGACCTGCCCGAGCAGCACCGGACGGTGGCCGCGTGATCCCGCACACGTTCGCCGGCATCGGCTGGTCCGAAGCCCTCCCGGCGCTCGGCCTCACCGACATCGGCTTCGAACTGGACGCCGCCGCATGCCGCACCCGCATGGATGCCGGGCACCGGACGGTGCGCTGCGACGTCACCCAGTACCCGACGTGGCCGTTCAAGGGCCGCACCAGCGGGCACATCGCTTCCCCGCCCTGCCCCGGCTTCAACAAGTCCGGGAAGAAGCTCGGCCTGCAAGATCTGCCCCGCGTGCACCAGGCGATCGAAGACCTGTCCCGCGGCAAAGACACCCGGGCTGCGATCGGCGCGGCCTGTCTCGACGGGCGGTCGATCCTGACGGCGGAGCCGATGCGGTGGATGTACGACCTGATGCCCGACTGGATCTGCATGGAGCAAGTCCCGTCCGTGCTCCCCGTCTGGCAGCAGTACGCCGGCATCCTGGACGGCTGGGGCTACAGCACCGATGCGGCCGTCGTCGACGCCGCCGGCTACGGGCTGGGCCAGCACCGCAAGCGGGCCGTCCTCATCGCCTCCCGCAGCCGCGACGCCGTCATCCCCGCACCCACCCACGGCGGACTCGGCCAGCCGACGTTGACGGCCATGGCCGACGTCATCGGCTGGGGCTACACCCGGCGGCCCGCCCCGTCGGTGACCGGCGGCGGCACGTACACGGGCGGCGCCGAACCGTTCGGCAACGGCACCCGGCAGGCGATGAAACGCCACATCGGCACCCCGGCCTGGCGGGAGCGGGAGGGCGTGCACCATCTGCGGCCCACCGTCGAAGAGTGCGCGGCCCTGCAGGGGTTCCGGCCCGGCCTGCGGTTCCACGGCAACGCGGGGCAACGCCACATGACCGTCGGCAACGCCGTCCCGCCGCCGCTGGCCGCCGTCCTTGTTGCCGCTGTCGCGGCGCCGGCAGCCCGGTTGGCGGTGGCGGCGTGAGGGGGACCGGATCTCGGCTACCTGGCGCGCCTGCCCTGTGCGCGCCCCACGCCGGGCCTGTGGCGGCCGTTGAGCCGTCCGGGGCCGTCCGGGTCCGCCGAACCCGTTCCAGCGCCCCTGAGAGCCGCACAGGGCTTCCAGCCTCAACCACCCACCCCACGCCCGCGCACCCCACGACGCCGCATAGGAGCCACACCATGACCACCGGACTCACTGTCACCGTCAACGATCAGCCCGTCCCGCTCGATGACTGCGGATGGATCCAGCGCCGCCCCTGCGGCTGCATCGTCGCTGCGCTCGTCGCCGTCTCCGGCAGCCGCGTCGTCGCCACCGCGCAGCAGGCCCACGAGCACCTCAACAAGGGCAAGCGCGAGCAGGCCGCAGCCGAGCGCGAAGGGATCACCGTCGGCAGGACCGAGCTGATCACCATGCAGCACTACCGCGACCACATCGGCGCGAACTGGGAGTGCGACGCCCACAAGCCTCAGCCCGCCTGACGGCCCGGCACACGTCTGACCGCGCACACCCTGACAGCACCGTCAACAAGGAGTGATCATGACCGACCGCACCGCCGCTCAGCCGCTCACCGAGGGCCAGCTCGTACAGACCGAAGCGTTCCTCGCCGGCCTCGGACAGTCAGGCGTCGTCGATGCCGAGACCGCGCGTCTCCTCGTCGCCGAAGTCCGCCGGCTGCGCGAGCTGGAGGCGCCCGCCGTCCAGGCCCGCGCCGCTCTCGCCGCGCTCTGCTACGACCTCGAAGACCCCGGCAGTGACGCCTACGGAGCCCTGTACCTGCTCTCCCGGGCCACCGTCGGCATCGACGCCCCGAAGGACGATGCAGCCCTCGCACTGGGGACGTTCGCGAGCGACGTGCTGCACAAGGTCGCCGACATGGCGGACCCGGAAGCCCCGGAGGTGTCGTTCTTCGGCGTCCAGGCCGGGCCTCAGGTCGCCGCGTGGCTGCGGATGCTCGCCGACCGCAAGGCGACCACGACCGCCCTCGCCGCCCCTGCCGGTTCCTGATCCGGTTCCACCCAGCCCACCCCAAGGAGACCCCGCAATGCGCTCCCTGCCCGACCGCCCCTGGAACGGACTCACCGTCCTCGACACCTTCTGCTGTGCCGGAGGCATGGCCATGGGCTACCACCTCGCCGGATTCAAGGTCGTCGGCGTCGACATCGCCCCGCAGCCGAACTACCCGTTCACGTTCGTCCAGGGCGACGCGATCGAGTACATCCGCGCCCACGGCCACGAGTTCGACCTCGTCCACGGATCCCCGCCGTGCCAGGCGAAGTCGAACCTGAACGCCTACAACCACAAGACGTACCCGGAGCTGATCCATCCGGCGCGTGACGCGATGCTCACGACGGGCCGCCCCTACGTGATCGAGAACGTGGAGCCGGCACTGTCCGACCTGCGGGACCCGATCACCTTGTGCGGGCCGATGTTCGACCTGCCGATGTACCGGCACCGGCTGTTCGAGACGAACTGGGGGCTGACCGCGCCCGCGCACCCGAGGCACGTGGCGCTGTGCACCCGGAACGGCTACCTGCCCACCCCGGGGCGGCCGTTCATGTCGATCCACGGCGGGCGGCACTCCCGCGCGTGGCAGAACGCGGCCTGTGACGCGATGGGCATGCCGTGGATCAAGGTCCCGGAGGGCGGCGACATCCCGCTCGGGATCCGCGAGGTCTGCGAGGCGATCCCGCCGGCCTACGCGCGGTTCATCGGCGGACGGTTCGCCGCAAGCCTGACCGCGGCCGACCTCGCCGCATGACCCCCGCAGACCGGACGCCGCCTGCCGATAACAGGCGGCGGCCGGCTGGCCCGATTCTCGCATCCGACAGGAGCAGCACCATGGACCAGAAGCTCGCCTCGCCCCTGACCAACCCCCAGACCGAAGCCACCCACTACGGCATTTCCGTCTGCAACATCGGCGAGGACGGCGACATGCTCGCCCTCGGCCACCCCGGAGACCGCCGCGCCCTGGCCGCCTTCAACCGGCACGCCCGCGTCTTCATCGGCCTGTGCAACCTCGCCGACGACCCTCGCGCCACGTTGTCCGAGTGGGTCGGATCCACCCAGGAGAAGTGGGTGATCTTCCGGAAGCCGGACCCGGAGCAGGGCGAGGACCCGGACTACGTGTGGGTGTGCGACGACGCCGACGCCTCGACTCCCGGCGCGCTGCCGGTGACTGTCCTCGTCCTCAACTGACTGCTTCTGCCCGTGTGGGGGCTGCCTGCCCCGGCAGCCCCCCACCCACCGACCGGAGTGACCAATGACCGAGAACCCCGAGACCGCCCACGCCCTGCTCTGGCGGCACGGACTGCCCGAGGACATCATCGACGGCGCGCTCATCCTCCACGCGCAGGAGCTGGCTGCCGTACAGCGTGCGGCCGTTGCCCAGACCGACGACCCCGTCTTCTACGAGGGAGAGGCGGGCTGGCTGATCAACCTGATCGAACCGAGCGCAGCGGAGGAGGCGCGGCTGCACGACCCTGCCGTGCCGTCTGTCGTGTCCCCGCCCGCCAACCCCACCGACCCGGCCGAGCCGTGCGTCTGCGGCGACCTCAGCGAGACCGGGATCTTCCATCGCAGCGACGGCCCCTGCTACGTCGTCGATGCGCAGCACCGGACGGCGGCGCTCGCCATCGCCCATACCGAAGGACCGCAGTGGGCGGACGGGGAGCGGCTGGAGGGTAAGCCGCTCTGGCAGACGTACCTCCGTCACGCCGCCGCTGTCCTCGCGGTGCTGCCCGGCACCGACCCGGCCACCACCCGCGCCGACGCACTCAACGAGGGCGCCGACGCCATCGACGCCGCGACCCGACAGGCGAAGGCCGACGGCGTGCTAGAGCCGGACAAGTACCGCCCCTGCCGCGACGCCTCGGCACAGCTCCGCGCTATGGCCGGCTGCCAAGAGTGCGAGTGGGGCGTCGAGCACACCGAGCACTGCCCGTACCCGGAGTCCCACAACTGGGGCTGCGGCTGCCCCACCGACCAGTCCGCGTCCGGGGCTGCTGTCGCGGGTCGGGCTGGCGAAACACCAGACACCGAGACGCGCCCCCGCTGCCCGCACTGCCAGATGCCGCACGACCTCGACCCGGCAAGCGGCATCCCCGCCATCTGCGCGTCGATCCGGGCCAGCCTCCAGCCCGCTGCCGGGTCTGGTGCTGCTGCCACACCCACGACGGAGGCCGAGCCCGAGGTCGCCGAGTACTGCCTTGGCTTCCCCGACGGCTGCCCCACCCTGATCCCCGTCCCGCCCGCGCCTCCCGTCCACGACGGCGGGTTCCGCTGCGGCTGCTACGACGAGGTTCCGTCGTGAGGGCGGCGTTGTTCGTCGAGGCGGTCGACACCGCGGGCTTCCTCCTCGACGTGGTCGCCCTGTGGATCGCCGGCCTCACCGCAGCCGCGCTTCTGCTCCTGCTGCTCGCGGGGCTGGCGGCGGTCAAGGCATGGCGTGCCGTCATGAAGGGCTCCACGGGGGCGCAGGCGGCCCCGCAGTCCGAATGCGACTCCAGCCCCACCGAACCGCTCACAGGCCCGCACACGCCCGCCTGGGCCCACACAGAGAAGGAAGCCGCATGACCGAGGACGAGCCCCTCAACTGCGCCCTCTGCGGACGCGCCATCTGGAACTGGACCCCCACCGTCTGGAGCGACAGCCCGGACCGCGAACCCTTCTGCGGCGACGACTGCCTCGCCACGGCGACCGCCGTCAGCCACAGCATCCCGCCCGCCATCGACCGAGCCATCCGCCGCGACCACAGCCTGTGCGGCAAATACCCCTGCTCGGACTGTCGATGACCTTCGGGTTCCTCGTCGGCGTCCTCGCCTCACCACTGATCACCGCCGCCCTCCTCGCCATCCAGCGGGCAGGGCGGCGGCCCACCCGAACAGAAAGATGACCATGACCGACCCTTTGCGGTACATCCCGGCGCGAGTTCGTCGCCAGGTTCTGGATGCCAACTGCGCATACTGCGGCGGCCCGTTCCCGACCGAAGTGGACCACGTCATCCCTGTTGCGCAGGGAGGCTCGGGCGACCTGAGTAACTTGGCTGCGGCTTGCGAGCCGTGCAACCGAGAGAAGCTCGACTTCACCCCTGCCGAGTGGCGCGCTTGGCGCGAATCGGAGGGCCTGCCCTGGCCGCCGCCTGGCCGCATCGGCTACATCCGAGAGGCCGTGCAACAGGTCCTTGATTCCGGCGTATCACCGAGCGATCTCGCCGAGGCTGCCGCCGCCTATGCCCGCCGGGATGCTTCGTGACCGCCCCGCGCCCGGTGGTGTACCTCGACCCAGAGACCGCCAGCATCCTCACCCGCTGCTACCGCGGCGAATCCAACCGCGCCGTCATCGCACGGGCCATCCGACTCCTCGCCGACGCCGACGGCCACCTCACACCCGACGGACGCATCAAACAACGGAGGCCCGCATGAGCAACTCCCAACTCCCGCCCGGCCGCCGGCTCACCGACCGCGGCGGCCCGATCCCCGCCGGCATGCGCGACGACGGGCCCCCGCACCGCGGACGCGCCTGCCTCGGACCCACCGGCGACTGGCTGTGCCGCATCTCCGCCGACCTGCCGCACCACGACTGCATCCCTTACGTCGAAGGCGAATACCTGGCGCCCGTCGAGCAGCGGAGGCCCGCATGAGGAACCCGGGAGTCGAAGGCCAGCCGCTGAGCCCCGGACAAGTCGCAGCCCTCCGCCTGTCCGCCGCCGGCTACACCAGCCGGGAGATCGCCTCCCGCCTGAACACGACCGAGCAAGGCATCCACCTGCGGCTCAAGGAAGCGATGGTCCGCCTCGGAGCGCAGACCCGAACCCACGCCGTCGTGATCGCCCTCCGCCGCCGCGTCATCACCTTCGACGAAGTAGAAGCCGCCAGGGCCACAGCCAGACACCGCAGCAATCGGAGAGAGGCAGCCGCATGAGCGAGTCCACCGCCGAGGAGCAACTCCGCGCCCAGGTCCGCGCCGCCCTCGCCGCTGCCGGCCTCAGCCAGGCCGAGGTTGCCCGACAGCTCGGCGTGTCCACCAAGCACCTGAACATGATGCTGACCGGCAACGCCACCCTCACCCTCACCTGGGCTGAAGGCATCCTCGGGCTGGCCGGGCACGTCATCGACATCACCGTCCGACCCGACAATCGGGAGCGGGCAGCATGACCTTGTCCGTCGCGGAACTCGCCGCGCTTCCCACCGCCCCGACAATCTCGACCGGACTCGCCGAGGCTGCCGCCTACGCTGTGGACGGTCCGATCATGGCCCTGCGGCGCGCCCTCTTCGGTACGGCAACGTTCGAAGACTTCGCCGCGGTCATCACCCCAGACCACGCCATAGCCGAAGGCGTCGCCCTCATCCTCCTCGGCGGTCTCGTCGACCCCGAAGTCACCGACCAAGGCTGGCCCGACATCAGCTGGCAGGCCGGCTACTTCGCCCAGCGCGTAGCCCGCGCCCACAAAGCCGTCACCGGCTGGGCCGCCACCCACACCAGCGAGCAGCTGGCCCATCTGTTCGAGGCCGCAGCCGACCGGGCCTGGGCGATGGAGGCGGCCGGATGAGCAGCCACCGCCTCGACGTTCCCGAACTCCACCGCCGCCTCGACATCCAGCGCCGCAGCCTCGGCCTGTCCTGGCGCGGAGTCGGCCGCCAAGTCGGCCTGCCCGTCAGCGTCTTCACCCGCATGGGTAACGGGCGCGGCATCGAAGCCGACGCCCTGGTCACCCTGCTCGTCTGGCTCGACCTCGACACCGACATTGCAGCCCTCATCGAACCCGGCCAGCCCAAGATTCCCTGCCCTAACTGCCACCGCCTGTACGAGCCGAAGAACGACGGAACCATCCGAGTCCACGCCTGCGGAGGAAACCGACCATGACCGACCAGCCCGAGCAGGCAGCGACCGAAGCGACCGACGCGGAGACCACGGCCCGCGTCTTCGCCGGACTCCACCGATCCGCCGAAGCCGACGTCACCCGCGTGATCGCCCTGTACGAGCGGTGGGTGAAGGAAGGCGCGCCCCCGCTCGGTGTACCGCTCGCCCGCTGGTGGGACAAGCGGCTCATCGAGCTGCACGACGCGATCGCGGGACCCACTGGCCAGGCCAAGGAGCAGCCGTGAACGACCTCGACGTGTGCCCCCTGACGGATGCCGAACTCCTCGCCTGGGTGGTGATCATCGAATACCGGAGGCGTCGGATGCGAGACGGCGCCGCCATCCTGCTTCCGTACCCGCGCTGCTCGACATGCCGCAGTCACGTGATCAAGGTCGAGGTGTTGCCAAGCCGGCTGGCGACACTCGCGCAGCCGATCGTCATGCACCCGTGCGGGCACGGCTATCTCGCCGAAGACGACGCCCTGAACCGCATCTTCCGCCACGCGGAAGCGATGCTCGACATCCTCGACGGCGTCGCTCTGGGCGAGGCTGGCCAGCCCTGGTGGAACACCGACGGGATCATCCGGGAGGCGCAACTGCGGGTCGCACCCAACGAACCGGCAGCGACCGAGCCAGCGCCGTGCCCTGCCTGTAGCCGCGCTGATCAGGCCGGGCTCGCACCGGCCGAACTGCATCCCGAATGCGTGAGGACCCAGCCGTGACCCGAGCCGACGACATCCTCCAGCAGATCGATTCCACCCTCGACGACTGGACGGTCAGCGGCGACGCGATGCGCAGCCAGCCCGCCGTCGACCCGGCCGGCTTCCAGGGCGTCACCCCGAGCGTGTTCGTCGCCGACGAGGCGGGTGAGTGGCAGGAGCTCGGGCACGCCACCGGCCTGGTTTTCCACACTGAACTGCCAGCCCCGGACGAAGCGTTCATGCGTGCCTGGCAGGAACTTCAGGAACAGATACGGCGAGTCCAGATCGAACGAGCCCGCCGCGCCCGCGAGATCCTCGACGTACTGGCCCGCACCCTCTACGAGTCCGTCAAGCCCGCCGTCGAGGAAGCAGGCCGGAACATCGCCCGCTCCCTCGACTCCCTCAAGCAGGCCGGGGTCATCGACGCCGACTGCAAGCCCGTCCGCCCCCGTGATCGGCCGGCGTGGCAGAGCCCGTATGGGCCAGCCCGACGACGACGGTGAACACGACGAAGCCCCCGCCCGGGTACCGGAGCGGGGGCGGGTCGCTCATTCTGGCGAGGGAGTGGCCGCGCCCGTGAAGCGCCCACCTGTTCGCTGGGCGCCACGCCGCCCCTTGCCTGGGCTGGCCTCTTTCGCCTGACGGATCAGATCAGCGTCGTATTCGGTCTGTCCGTGGCGCCCTGTCTGGCGACCCTCCGGCTTGATCCCCTTGCGGGAGAGCCAGACGCGGGCACTGTTGGTGGCGGACGCGCCCTCGTATCCGAGGTACTCGGCGATCATCGACACCGTCCACAACTCGCCGGCCCAGCCCGAGGCCTCCAGAGTGAGGGGCTCCCAGCGGTGCCCCAGTTCCTCGACGGCCCGGAGCCACGACCTGATCTCATCCACATGCGCGGCCGGCAGCCCCTGTCCTCGTAGCGCCTGCCAGGCAGCCGCGTCGGCCGGATCGACGAGGAGTGCGGCGATCGAACGGCCGACGCGGATGGCGCGGTGCGCGACAGCCTCGGCCTCGTACAGGTCGTCGGCGCCGAGGATGAACTCCACGAGGGGCTGGTGACGCTGCGCGCCGGGCGGATACAGGCTCGCGATGGCGTCGCTCCTCCTCGTTCGGAGGACCACCTCGCACCACCAGTCGCGGTCGGGGTCGATGCCGTGACGTTCCAGGTCACCCCAGTCGTCGGTGTCGTAGGTTCCGGACGTCTGCACGAAGAACGGGACGTCCTGATCCGGCATGGGCGGGAAGGCGGGGATCACTTCGGGGCTCCTTGTTGGGCGCTGTCAGGCCGCGAGTTGGGTGCGGATCTGGGCCGCAAGCTCGAACACGTCGTCGACAGAGATTCCGGCTGCGCCGCCGCGGTAGGTGGTGCGCAACAGTCCACGCTCGCGGGCGATCGGGTCACCCTCCCAGTCGTCGTGCGCGGTGTCGCTGATGACGATGTTCGCCCCCGCCAGAGCGTTGAGGCTCGCGATGCGGTCGCCGAGATCGGCGATGGCGTCGAGCTTGTCGGCAACCAGGGGAATGATGCTGCGGATGACGGTGAGGTGCTCGCCGTCGGGGGAGACGCGCCGCTTGACCGTGACGGTGAACGTCCGGGGCGCCTCGTCGGGGAGCAGCTGGCCGCTGTAGGTCGCGTTGAGGTCGATCACGTGGGTGGCCTTCCGGGTGCGCATGGCGCCGATGGCGATGCGGGCGGCGAGGGAGGCGGTGTCGATGATCCAGCGTCCGGCCTGCTTGGCGGCGGTGACGACGCCGCGGCGGCACCAGGTGCGGATGGTGGCGACGGTGACGTTGGCCTGGAGTGCGGCGGCGGTGGTGTTCATCGGGTCCCCCTTGGTCGATGACTCCATAATGTAGCGCCGCGCTACGTTATGGCAAGGGGTGTAACTAGAATGAGTGACAGCCGAGTTGAAAACCCCAGCTCACACGCGAAAGCCCCCGCCACCTCGACCGAGGTGGCGGGGGCTTTGGCGGCCGTCCTAGTCGTTCTGGTGTCGCAGCGCCCGGCTGATCGTTGACTGCTCGACGTCGAGCAGTCGCGCCACGGCGGACTGGCTGCCGACGATGTCGACCATCTTCTGCAGCTCGCGGGCCCGCGTTCCGGCGTAAGCGAGGACTTCGGCCTGCGCCTTGTCCATCGCTACCGTGCAGCGCTGGACGTCGACCATCGCGTTGTAGAACCGCCGGTGCTGGTCGGCCGGCACCTTCGCCCACACGGCCTCTTCAATCCGGATGCGCTCCATGCGCTTGAGTACCAGGCGCGTCATTTCCGGGTTGTCGTCGATGCGGGTGAGGGGGCCGTCCATGTTGCCCGAGGCGATGAGCGCGGGGCCCCAGTCGAAGCTGTCGGGCTTCTCCAGGATCTCGAAGTCTTCGAGCAGCAGGGCGCCGCCACTGCCCGGTGTGCTGGGTTCGACGACGATGTAGGTGGTGCCGTTCTCGCTGCGGTATCGCTCGCCGATCTCGCTGAACATGACGCCCCCTGCTGGTCTGTGGTGCTCCGACGTCGGTAACTATGCACCCCTGCATAGCTCCTGTCAATGCAGGGGTGCATAGAGTGGAAGGAGCTACAGCGTCGCCAGGTCAGACACCCGGAACGGCTCCGGAAGCTCCGGCATCGGAACCCCCAGCGCGTTACCCAGCAGCGCCCGCGCGACACAGTCCCGCTCCAGCGCCGGCTGCCCCCGGCGCATCGCCAACAGCAGCCGGCCACCCTCCCGATGCGCGTACCCGGAGAACCCGTACTCGGTGATCCCGGACTCGACCAGCACGGCGCCCAGGTCGGCCAGCAACTGGGGGAGTGGGGTGTCGAGCAGGTCGGCAGTGCTCGGGGATTCGGTCTGGGGCAGCGTGCAGCCTTGCGCTACGCTCATGGATAGTCCCTCTCTCGCTGGCGTGAGTGAACGGATGATCAGCGGCTGGTACCGCTGGTTGAACCGGCCCGGTGTTGACGCACCGGGCCGTTCGCGTTTCTGGAACCTACCTCTGTCGGCAGGATCTCGATGGTGCAGCGTGCGCTTTTCGGTAGGTGGCCTGAGCTGCGGTTTCGTGCAGCTGTCTACGTAACCGGCCCGCACTTCGGTGTCGCTGGATGACGCTGACTGCTGCCCCATGTCGGTGAATGCTGCTGGGTGCAGCGAGTGTCTACGGGATGCCCGCGACAATCCGGCCGGAACGTGGCTGAAACTCGATCAGTGCGGCAGGACCTCGTCGAGGTACTCCTGCACCGGCCCGAACAGGCCGTAGGGCACGTAGTCGGCGATCTCGGCGTGCGTGATCCAGGCGACGGCGTCGAGCTCCTCATCGTCCGCGACCCGGGCCTCCCCGCCGACCAGGCGCACCGCGACGTAGTGCATCGGCACCCCGCTCTTCGGATGCACCCGGTCGCCGAGCACCTTGACCGACTCGACCTTCAGCCCGGTCTCCTCGTCGACCTCGCGGACCGCAGCCTGCTCCGGCGACTCGCCGGCCTCGATCGCGCCCCCCGGGAACACCCACGAGATCTCGCCCTCCGCGGCCCTGCGGCGCGCCATCAGGACTTTGCCGCCGTCGGTGATGATCGCCACCGATACGGGAGGCTTCTCGGTCGTCGTCTCGGTCGTCACGCAGCAGCCTCCAGGGCGTTCAGGATGGGCGGGAAAATCTGGTCCTGCGGAATGAAGCGGGTCAACGCCGAACGCTGCACCCAGGCCACGTCGACGTTCTCCAACGGATCACGGTTCGACGCCTCACCGGCCAGGTGATCGGCCAGGAAGTAGGAGGCGACCACGCCGGTCACCGGGTGGATGCGCTCGCCGAGCTGCGCGCGGATCGTGCAGTGCACGCCGGTCTCGCCGTGCGTCTCCTGCACCGCCACCGACTCCGGCGCCGCGCCCGGCTTGACCATGCCGGCCGGGAACTGCCAGCGCAGCTCCCCGTCCCCGCGGCGGCACACGAGGAGAACCTCGTCGCCGCGCAGTACGACTGCTATCGCCACCCGCAGCGCCTGCGCCGCAACAGCTGGCTGGGCAACAGCCGGCTCGGCTGGTCGCATCAGGAGCGCGAACCGTCGGTGCACCGCCTCACCTGCCCTCTCGTATGCCAGGTCCAAGATCTGCTGGACTTCAGGCCGGTGGGTCATCGCGGGCGATGAATGCCATCGGCTGATCGTTCGGTCGGACAGGCCGAGGCGTTCGGCGAACTCCTCGTTGGTCATCCGCATGGCCTGCTGAAGCAGGCAGGCGGTACGGCCTGTCCAGGTCGCGACGTCCACTATCTGGCTCCCGTGCTCGTGGCGCTCGGGTCTGGCGGGGCGACGGCTAGGCGGTGTCGCCCCCGTGTCTACCTACGGCTGATCTGGCGTGCCGGTGTCCGTCGGCTGTCCTTCTGCCGCGCCCGCGGGGGGCGTTGACTCGACGGCATGGTCAGTCTTGCTCCGCTTCGAACTCCGCCCCTTGGCGATGGCTTCCGCCCAGGCGTAGCTGCGCCCGAAGAGTTCTCCGACTTCCGCCCACGTGCGTCCTGGGCGCAGCCCTTGCACGGCCGCTTGCTGGATCGCGTAGAGGTCCTGGTCGCTCGACGCCAGTTTCTGGCGGGCTTCGAGCGCGGCAAGGCCTCGCGCAAGCAGGTCGTCTATGGCTGCTACTTCGGCGACTTTCGCCTCCAGGGACTCCGTGAACGCATCTGTCATGAGGCCAGAGTAGAAGTCAACGCGCCAGTTCTCAATAGAGTGTTGACACAGCCTCAGAACATCTTCAGTATGGTGTTGAAGCCGAGGGCGCTCCACCGCCCAAAGCGTCAGCAGTCGCTCCACCGACTGCGCCCCACAAACGAAAACGGCCCCAGCTCAGGGACTCCACTCCCTGGCCAGGGCCTCACCACCAGGCTCTAACGAGGAGACCCTGTGGCTACGCAGATCGTACAGAACCGTGCGGGCGCCCAGCGCCCCACCTCCCCGCTTCCCCCGGCGGCGGTGCAGGCGATGCACCGCATCGAGCACGCCCTGGCCGCCCCGCAGCGCGAGCTGGCCGCCAAGGTCGGCAAGGCGCTCGGCTTCCGCGGCAGCTACCAGCCGCGCGAAGACCTCGGCGAGACCGCGACCCGCCACATCGTCTGGTCGCAGGTCGAGCTGAACGCCATCTTCGAGCGGGTCGGCGGCACCGTCACCGCCCGCCACGTCGAGCGCAGCACCTCCGACGGCTCGTCCACGTGGATGGCCATCGAGCTCATCCTCACCGTGAACGTGCAGGGCGTCGGCCCCGTCCAGGTCACCACCGACCTGGAAGAGGAGTCGGCGGTCTACCCCACGGACCTGCCCGTTGTCCGCGCAGCCATGGCCGGCGCCGCCGCCCCGGAGGCCGTGCGGAAGGCCGTCGCCCGCTACAAGACGAACGCCGCCCGCTACGACGAGCTGAGTGCAAAGCCCGCCGCAAGCCTGTCGGCTGCGGAGTTCTACGCGATCAGCAACGCGCAGCAGAACCTCGCCGAGAACGCGGGCATCCTCGCCGACGCCGGGGTGCTGTTCCTCGTGAAGGCCGTCTGATGGGCGCCGCGATCGAGGTCGACACCAGCCCCGTCATCGCCGAGCACCGCCGTATCGAGCGGGTCGTGTCCGGCATGGGCGTCGGCGACACCGCGGTCATCAACGGCACGGAGGTCGTCGCGGTCAGCCTCGCCGAGGCCGTCGCCCTCGACAGGCCCACCGCGGCGATGTCTCCCGCGGACCGCCTGGCGCACGACCTGGCCTCCTACGTCCGGCCGAAGGTGGGTGCGTGATGGCTGACTTCGCTTTCGCCGCGCAGGCTGTGTCGTTCCGGATCCCGGTTGCGACGTGGATCGGTGTGTCCGGTGAACGCCCGAGCGGCGCCAGTATCTCCGCACACCTGACGGCGACTGCCGATCTTTTGAAGCTGACCGGTTGGGAGCCCACCTTCGAGCGTGACCTGTCCGCAGCTATGCGGGCAGCCCGCGCTAACGGTGTCGGCGACGAGGATACGCAGGTTGTCGGCCGGGACCTGATGGAGCAGATCCTCCAGGTCCACTTGAAGGCGCCGTTCGCGCAGATCGACGCCTGGGCGGAGAAGCCCGGCCGGGATCTGGCCGACGTCCTCGACCTCATCACTCAGGCGGCCGAACTCGCAGCCGCCTACGGGCCCGTGAAGGCGGGTGCGTGATGGGCGCCGAGATCCTGGACAGCTTCCCCGCCGGTGGCCCACGCGGCTCGTGGCCGGCCGAGCAGAAGGCGGCCGAGCTCCGCAAGGCTGGTCAGCCTGTCGAGGTCGTCATGGACCTGGAGTCGGACCGATTCCTCGTCGTGGCAGGCCGACGGTGACCGCCGACGAGCGCGCCGCGATGTCGAAGAAGGTCGCCGAAGCCAACCGGCGAAGCGAGACCCCCTTGCCCAAGTAGGGCCCCTGAACGGCCGCGCTGGCGGAGAAATCCTTCCCCCCCCGGCACCCGCCGGCGCGGCTCTCCACCTCAGCTCTACCCCGACTGTTCCTGTGACCTTGAAAGGGTCTGTGATCCCCCATGTTCGTTTTCGATGCCGACCTCCGCACCGTCTCCTCGACTGTCCGGGAGATCTCCGCTGGCCTCCGCGCCACCCAGGTCGATGACTCCTGGGAGGCCGTCCGCGGCGACGAGGGCGCCGAGCTCCTGCTTCGTGCGATCGCCGCGGACCGGTCGAACGACTCCCCGACCCTGGCCGCGATCTTCGACCGGGCCGAGGAGATCGACGCTGCGCAGCCGTTCGGACCCCGGCTCGTCGACCAGCTGAACGCGCTCACCGCCTGGACCGAGGCCGCCTGATGTTCACCAACTGGCGTAAGCGCCAAGCCGACATGAAGCTGTGGCGCCGGGCCCGCACCTTGCCCGAGCTGGCCGACTTGATGGCCCGCTGGGTGGACGGCGAGCTGTCGATGTGGCCCGGCTACCGGGATGGTGCCGCCGAGGAGACCGTCGAGATCGCTCCGACGCTGGCCCGCCTGAACCGGGCCGGGTTCCTCACCGACCAGTCCCAGCCTGGGTTCGACGGTGTCGGCTTCGACGGTCTGCGCTGGCAGCAGCGGGCGGCCGTGTCCGGTCTGGTCGCCGACGAGCTGCTCATGTCCCGGATCCGCAAGGCGGGTGAGGCGGCCGGCGTGATCGTGCTGATCGCCCATCCGTGGCTGCTTCCGCAGGGCCAGGGCTACACGGCGACGACGCGGGACGGCGAGCCGTACACCGAGTTCGGCGCCTACCTGCCGCCCCGGATCCTCCGCCAGATCTGGGCCGGGGTGAGCCGGGACGCCATGAAGGAGATCGCCGACGCCTGGCAGGTGACGGTCATCGACCCCGACCTCGGACCCGGCACACGCGTGTGGGACGCCCTCGACGCGGCCGTCCGAACCCCCGCCACCCGCTGATCGCCGAGAGGAGCTTCCCGTGCACGCCTATCTGATCACCGCGAAGCCCGGCCGGCTCACGCTGGCGGCCCGGTTCGTGGGCCGGTGGACGGTGCGGCTCCTGGCCCTCCTCGTGATGGTCGGGCTGGGGGCGGTCGTGTTCCCGCTGCGTGCCGCCCGCCCCGTCCTCAACTACATCGCGTTCCGGGCGGCTTGGCTGGAGTTGTGGGCCGCCTCCGTGACCGGCATCGGCCCGGTCGGAGCCGCGATCGGCTCCGGCCTGACCGACGAGTTCATTCGCGAATTCCACAAGGCGCGCACCAGCGCGCCCATCTGAGAGAGGTCCCCATGAAGAAGCTGAACCCCGCCGAGGTGGCGGGCGGCGCGGTGATCAGCGTGACCACCGGCGTCACCGTAGCGAACCTGGCGGTACATGATGTCGGGGCGCTGACTCTGGTCACCGTGGCCCTGTCGATGTTGTCGTCTGGCATCTGGCTGCTGATGGCGGTCATGAAGGGCGTCACGACGCAGGTGTACCGGTGTTCCGTCGAGGGCTGCGCGGTCGAGATCCGGGCGACCCGCAACCACACCCAAGCGCGGCTTGCCGTTCTGGAAGGCATGGCCACCGACCACACCAGCCACGGATCGGCGGGCGTCTGATGCCGATCACGTTCCGCCAGAGCTTCCGGATCTTCCCCGGTGTCCGGCTCAACATCAACCGGCGTTCCTGGTCGGTCACGTTGGGCGGCGGATCCGGCCCGCGCCACACGATCTCGTCCACCGGCCGTCGCACCACGTCGATGGACCTGCCCGGCCCGTTCGGCTGGCGCTCCACCCGCAGCCGACGCAGGACGGGGGAGTGACATGCGGATCATCGCCTTCTTCAAGCGCCGCTATCCGCTCCCCCAGATGTCCGCGATCTTCATCCCGTCCGTGATCGCCTCCATGGCGACGACCGTCGTCCTCAGTCTCGCCGGACTCCCGAAGCCGCTGGTGACGACAGGCAGTTTCGTCGTTCTGTTCGCCGTCTTCGGCATCACCGCCGCCCTCGTCGACCGCCGCACTCGCGGCTGACCTGAAAGGACACCGAGTCTCATGACCGCCAGCCCGTCTATCGCCAACGGAAGCACCAGGCCGCGCGCCGTGCAGTTCGCGGACTGGCGCATCACCCAGCCCGACAAGGAACAGAGCAGCCCCCAGCCGGTCGAGACCGCCGAGCCGGCCGTCGACCTGGTTGCTGCCGCCGAGGCCGCAGCGATCCGGGCCCGCAGCGAAGCCGAGGTCGAGAAGGCGCGCATTCTCGCCGAAGCCGAAGCCGAAGCGATCCGCACCAAGGCCGCCGAGGAAGCACGGAAGCTCGCCCTCGCCAACAACCGCAACGAGCGGAAGGAAGCCGAAGAACAGGCCGCCTCCGAAGCGCGGATCGCCGAACACAACCGGCGACGGGAGGACGCCGACCGGGCTCGCGAGGAAGCGGCGCAGACCGCCGAGAAGAAGAAGCACGCGGCCGAGGCTGGCGAGGCTGAGCAGGCCAAGGCCGAGGACAAGTGGAGCGACTACGCCCGCGGCTTCTACATCGTCTGCGCGATCGTCGCCCTCCCCGTACAGGTCGCCGCGTTCTACGACCCCAACGCCCTCTGGCTGATGGCCGCACCGCTCATGCTCGAAGGCGGAGCCTGGGTCGTCCTCAAGGGTGCCGCCGCCGCGGTAGCCGCCCGCCGGCCGCACTGGCACTACCGCCTCATCGCCTGGCTCCTCGCGTTCATCGCCGCCGCGATCAACCTGTGGCACGGCCTTAACGCCTTCGACCCCGCCACGGCCATCGCGACTGCCTTCGCCTCGGTCGCCGGCCCCGGTGTGTGGGATCTCCACGAGCACGGCCGCATCCGGAAGCGCGACGGAGCACTCACCCGCCGCGAGCGGCGAGCGAAGCGCAAGACCGAGCGCGCCGAGGCCGCGCGTCTGGCCGCCGAAGCTAAGCAGCGCGCCGCCGACGCGAAGGTCGCAAGGGAGGCTGCCGAGAAGGCACGCACGGAACTTCGAGAGACCCGGCAGCGGGAGTTTCCGGAGGTCTGGAAGGAGGCCGTGAAGATCGGCGCCGCGCTCGGCAAGGAGCCGGACGACTCGGCCGTGTGGCCGCGCGCCTACCGCAACATCGAGGGCACCGACCCGGGCGAGTCCATCACGTCCATCAGCTCCCGCCGCGCCGCCGAAAAGCGCGTCGAAGCCGCCCTCACCGGCACCCCCGTCAGCACCCTCAGCAAGACCACGAACGCGCAGCGTGCGATCCAAACACCCCGCTCTGGCTACAAGCCGAATCCGCCCCGACGGACGAAGGGCGACACGCCCCGATACAACCGTGCCGCGGGACGCGCGCACGCCGATCTGCTCCGCACCCGTAACGCCCGCCAGAAGGACGCGTCATGAGCCTCGATCAGCACCCCGACTTCCCCGCCGGCTGGGACCTGTCTAAGGTGATCCCGGGCGAGCTCGAAGTCCCCGACGACCTTTCCGGTGAGGACGTCGACGACATCGCGCCCGGCATCGTCGCCACCTACGAGCCGCGCGTGCCCGTCCTCGCGAAGGCGGGCGGGGCCAGCATGGTCGCCCTTTCCCGGACCGCGCGCTTCACCGGGCTGTCCGTCCGCTACTTCAGCATCGGGATGAAGGCCGTCTCGTTCCTCGGCTGGCGCTACGTCCGCGCCCACGATCTCCAAGAGGTCATCGGTGGCATGGCGAAGTCGTCCGACTGGAACAAGGTCAAGCAGGAGCGGCACTCCCGGTGGCGGTTCCTCGGCTGGACGGGAGGCGTCACCGCCGGGCTGAACCTGGCCGGCTGGATCGCGCTCGCTGAGGGCACCAGTCTCGACGCGGTTGGCCTGTCCACCGCGATCCCTCCGACCGTGACCGGTCTCGCGGCGGGCGTCGGCATCACCCTGTACGGCCGTTACCGCGACCAGCGTCCCGACATCGCACCCCAGATGATGATCGCCGAGCAGGACAACCCGGACTCCGACGAGCCCTATCCTCTCGCCGTCTGCCAGTCCCCGGGCCAGGTCGAGGAGTGCATCTCGCGTGCGTTTGCCTGGGAGGGCATCGGAACGCGCAGCGTGCGCGTCCTCGGATACCGCGGCTGGGGCTGGGAGATCGACGTCGTCCTCAAGGGAGCCACCCCCGGCAAGGTCAACGCGGTCGCCGACCAACTGGACTCCCACTTCGGGATCGGGACTGGCGGAACGCTCATCGAGCCGGACCTCGACGACAACTCCCACGTCACGCTGCGCCTCGTGCAGACGGACCCGTTCGCCGACATGCCGCGCCCTGCGGTCCACGCGCCGAACAGCCTCTCGGTTCGGGACGCCGTGGTCTACGGCCGCTGCATGGACGGTTCATCGCTGGAGCTGCGCCTGCGTGGAATGTTCATGCTGATCATCGGCTCGTCCGGGTCCGCGAAGACCAAGGGTGCACTGCGAAGCCTCGCCGAAGTAATCACGGCATGCCGGGACGCCATCGCCATCGAGATGGACCCCGTCAAGGACGGCATCCGCGAGTTCTCTGAGGTCATGGCCCTGCCGCCCATCCGCGGAGGCAAGGAATGCACAGAGAAGCTCCGGTGGATGCGCGATATCGCGTCCGGCCGCAACCAGGTCAAGTCGGCCAAGGAGATGGGTGACCTGTGGGAACCCACCCCCGAGGACCCGGCGATCTTCGGCATCGTCGACGAGTTCATCTTCCTGCCGCAGGAGGCCAAAGACCTCGCCATCGAGATCATCCGTATCGGTCGGGAGACCGGCGTCTACCTGATCTTCGCTGCGCAGGAAGCCACCCAGGACTCACTCGGCGACGCCATCGCCAGCGCGGTCACCTACCGCGTCATGCTCGCCTCCCGAAGCGAGGACATTCCCCTCGTCCTCGGAAAGGGAGCCAGCGCCATGGGCTACCGCCCGGACCGGCTGCGGCCCGCAGTCGATGACGAACGCGTCTACGACGCAGGCAAGTTCTATATGGCAGGCCCCGGCTTCGACCGGCCCGTCCTGTGGCGCTGGAACCGCTTCGAGCGAGACCAGATCCGGCAGGCCGTCAGGGAGCGCGAGCAGGCAGGCCGGCCCTGGTTCGACCACGCCAGCCTCGCCGCGGCGGACCTCCTGCACGTCATCCGCCGAGACGGCCAGGCGGGCGAGGTCTCACTCGCAGACCGGCTCGAAGCCCTCGACGCGCAGGGCGGCGTGGACGACGCGCGCACCGTCGCCTTCCTGCTGCGGACGTTCGGGGAGAAGCCCTTCTTGCCGACGACCGAGGAACTGCTGCCCGCGCTTGGCGAAGCCGGCTTCGAACTGGATGCGACGAGTCTGGCGCAGGTGCTGCGCAAGCATGCGCCAGCGGTGGCATCGACCCGCCAGGAGTGGGACGGCAAGCAGGTCCGAGGTTGGTCGCGTGGAGCGGTCGAGCAGGCCGCTGCGGGGCTCATTGACCCGGCTAAAGCCCGTCTTCGGGCCGCCTGACCCCCGTCTTCGGGCCGTCTATGGCCCGGCTACCAGCGGATCCCCTTGATCGCCTAGCCGGGCCGTAGACGGGGCCTTGCCGGGCCAAAGACGGCCCATTGCCACCCTATTGATCCATATATATGACGTTCTTGAAGAGGAGTTCCGATCATGCCCCCGAAGCGCAAGCAGCCGGCCCGGCGCACCGCCGCGAAGGGCCGCAAGCCCGCCGCCCGCACCTCGTCGCGGAAGAAGTCCGTCGGCCGCGTCAAGGTCCCCCGTACCGGCCCCCTCCACGCCCAGATCGGATCCCGGATGGTCCTCTTCGCGGTGAAGAGGCTGGAGAACCATGACGACACCGTCCTCTCCCGCAAGAACGCCGCGATCCTCAAGCTGACCCATGAAGGCTGCCCCACCTGTAAGGGTCTCGGGCAGGTCTACACCAAGGACAAGAAGAGCGGCGCCTTCACCGGCGCCAAGCGCTGCCCGGCCAAGCCCACCAAGCAGCGAGTCTCTAAGTGGGCCGTCTACAAGGCCAGCCGGTTCGGCCCCGACAAGAGCACCGGCCTGCTCGGCTGGGCCTGCCCCTGCGGCAAGAAGGAGAAGCCCCGCTACCGCGACGCCAAGGCCGCCACCGCCGGCCTACGCACCCACGAACGTCAGAAGCACGGCGGCAGCAGCGTCGGCGGCGCCTGGTACGCGCAGGCCAGCGAAGAAGCCAAGCAGGCCGCCGACCCGCAGCCCGAGCCGATGCCGTCGAAGGTCGTCACCGACTCCGGCATGACCGACGAGCAGTGGATCAAGCAGAACAAGTTCATGCCCGTCGGCAAGGCCATCGCCGCCGGGAAGTGCTGGAAGTGCTCCGGCCACGGCAAGATCCATGCCGCATTCGGCAACGAACAACTCCTCGTCGTCTGCCCCGAATGCAAGGGCACCGGAGCACCCGCCAAGGTCGCCGCCTGATGACCGCGCCCGCCACGACCGCGAGAGCCGCCGCCCCGGTCGAACTCGACCTGGACGCGCGGCTGGTCGAGGTGGGCCTCGTCATGGACGCACGCCTCACCCTCGCCAACCTCACCTTCGAAGTCGACACCGCCCACATCCCCGCCGCCGACCCCATCCCCGAGATCACCGCGCCATTGCCGCTCACCCCCACTGCGGCGCCCTGCCCGTACCCCACGCCGATCGCCGCCACCCTCCACCGCGCCCGGCTCCGCCTCGACGCAGCCGGCTGGTGCACCGGAGGGCTGCGAAACGAGCAGGGCGCCCGCTGCCTCATCGGCGCCATCCAGGCCGCAGCCGACAGTCGCGGCCAGGCCGACGACGCCTGCGTGGTGCTCCTCGAAGCGATCCGCCGCGACTTCCCCCACGCCAACACCATCCCCAGCTGGAACGACAACCAGCGCGACCCCCGACTCCCCGCCCGCTACCTCGAACGCGCAGCCGAACTCGCCCACAGCCGTGGGCTCTAACCGAAAGGACCCGATGAGAAGGAGCCGAGAGCACACTGCTGACATGACCGTCACCGACATCCCCCGCCGCTCCGCCCCACCGGCCCGGCGCCCGCACACGCCCCTGTCCGCCATCAAGCCGGCCAGCCGCGACACCGCAGGCCGGATCACCGTCCGCGCCGACCGGCCGCCAGTCCGACCGATCACCTTCGACTCGGCGCTGTAGCCCGGTCGATCACAGAAGCGACGCTCGCCCGGCGAGCATGAAGGAGCAGGCGTGACCCGAACATCCGACCGCACCACCACCGACCTGACCGCCTGGCTCGGCGAACCGCTCACCGACCGTCTCACCGACGCCGAACAGCGGGAAGCCGCACACCGCATCTTCCGGCACATAGCCGACCAGGAAGAGGAGGCGACCGCCCGCAACTGGATGATCGGCATGAACCCGCACCTCAACGACCAGGCGCCACTCCTCGCCATCGCCGCCGGGCAGACAGCCGACGTCGACGCCGCGGCCCGCGCCTACATCGACGGCGTGTGGACGTAGCCACGCTCCATCTCGATGTCCTCGATCGGCTACAACTCGGGCACTCCCGACCCCACCGCTCCGGCAGCAGGCGCATGATGCCCCCTTGGACTCGCACCGAGGGGGCGTCATGTTCTTCAAGCAGGACCCGGAGAAGACCGCACAGAAGGCTGCCGCGAAGGCAGAGAAGCAGCGGATCCGCGGTGAAGCAGCCGACCAGAAGGCCGCCGACAAGGCCGCGCTCAAAGCGTGGCGAGAAGCCCATCCGGCCGAGCGCACGATGAACACGGCCGCGACGATGAGAATGTGGCCGTCGTCGAAGATGGGCGTCACCAACCTCGGGCCGATCAAGGGCGGATCCGCGGAGTTCGTCAACGCCGGCGCCCACAAGGGCTGGACAGCGACCCGGCTCATTGCCGGGGCGGCAACGATGGGCGCTTCAGCTGCCGCCACCGGCCGCAAGAACAAGGGTGCGGCCGTCATCAACGTGACCTTCGGGAACGGGGCCGCACAGACGTTCAACGTCACCCCCGAAAGCCAGACGCTCTCGGCAGCCAACCGCTACGTGACCGCCTTCAACGCCCTCGCCGCACAACTGGAGCAGGAAGACGAGTAGCTGCTAGCCGGAGACAGGGCCTCGACCGTCCGCGGTCGGGGCCTTTGCCGTTCGGGGAACAGCCCGCGCAACCCAGTGACGGCCAGCTGCGTCCGTGGGATCGGTGGCGACCTCGGCGTCCATACGCTCGCAGATCCGCGCCAACTCCCGCTTGCAGGCCGCTTCGGTTCGCGCCCGCACCATGTAGACGACGTCGCTCATGGCGGCAGTGTTGCAAGGCCGGTAACGGAGCAGGGTAGGAATCGATAAAGCGACCACTCCCGCACGACAGTCCATGCACCAACGATCCGAGAGGGCCTCACAGATGGAACGCCTCAAGCGATTCACCGCCCGCTTCTGGGTGCTCGTCCGATACCTCGCGACCGGACAGACAGCGAGCCGCCGGCAACGTGCCGCCCTCACCTACTACACGGCGCGACGCCAAGCCGGCCCCAATGAGGACTAGGACAGGGCCATTGGCCCGGCTTGTCGGTCACATAGGGCACCATTGGCCCTAGCGTCACTGCTTCCCGTACCACCGCCGAGGAGCCGCACGATGCACGACCACCCCACCCCCGACGACGGATACGAATGGCCGACCTGCGCCGCCGGACCCGCCGACGGAACCCGGGCCCACCAGTTGTGGGCCGACGAGCTCGGCCGCCAGATATGCCGGCCCTGTGAAGACAAGACCCGCGTGCGGCTCACCGAACTCCCCGCCCTCTTCCAGCGCCTGAACACGACGGCCGCACTGATGCGGGGCGCCTCCCGGACAGGCGGGGGAAGTTCGGGGACGAAGACGCCGCCGATCCCGCCCCGCCTCGAAGTACTCTCCCTCGTCGGGCCCGGCGGTGTCGCGGCCAGGCTGTCGGCGGTCGAGGACTCGTGGCGGCAGGCCCTCGGCTGGACCGTCGCACCCTGGCGCGGCAGTGCGGCACAAACGGTCCCGCATCTGGTGACGTTCCTGCTCAACAATCTGCCGTGGGCTGCCGACTCCTACGACTCAGTCGGCCAAGACATCGACGACCTGCGGAAGCTGCACGCCGAGTGCGCGGCGATCGTCAACGACGTCCGCCGCCCCGGCCGCGTCAAAATCGGCAACTGCCCGGCCCGGCCCGACGGGCAACTCTGCTGGAAGCCGCTCACCGCCCGCGCCGACAGCCACCGCGTCCACTGCGACACCTGCGGGCAGCGGTGGGAGACGCTGGGGGAGTGGCGGGAACTCCGGGCCGCACAAGACGCCGTACTCGCCGAAGCGGCGGGGGTAGCGGCATGAGCGTGGATGAAGCGGTCCGCGACCATCTGAACAGGATCTTCTACGAAGACCTCGGACTCTGCGGCTGCGGTAACCCCGACGAGGCTTACGTGCTGGTCCGCGACCTCCTCTCGCTCGCCCCCTACTACGAGAATGAAGGCTGGCGGCTAGCGGAAACCCTCACCGGCGGTGGCGCGGCGCACCACATCATCATGTCCGTCATCGACGTGGCCGAGCTGACCGAGCACGGATCGAGCGTCAACGGCGCATGGCTTACACCCAAGGGCGCCTGGTGCCTCCAGGCGATGCGGACCGTCTCCTTCGAGGAGATGAGCGAGGGCGGGCTGCCACACGAGGGGCGCGACTGCACTGATGCCTGCTGGGCGTTGCCGACGGAAGAGGCAGCGGCGTGAACTGCGTCATCAATCTCGGCAGCTGTGGCCCCACGGTCGCCCGATGGAAGACCAGCTCGGGCTACTGGTTTCCCCTCTGCAAGGTGTGCCTCGACTCGTGGTTCGACAGCGCTGACGACGACCCCGACCTTGAACCGGCCGCATGGGTCTGGTTGCCACGAGCCGCCATATGAGCGAGATCACCGACTTTCTGCGCGCCCGGTATGCCGAAGCCCGCGACCGTCAGCAGCGGATCGTGCGGGGCACATGGGAGCCCGGAGCGTGCTGCCCGGTCTGCTCCCGCCCGACGTCGGGCATGACGACCTCCCTGGGCGGCCAATCCATCGGCTGGCCACTCGGGTCCTTCGACCCGTGCGGTCACGAGGTCCATGAGGCGTCGGTCATGACCCAGTTCGAGGAGCCAGCACCCGACCCCGACGTCATCGCCGACCTCGACGCCAAGCTCGCACTGATCGAAGAGCACCCAGACGTGAATGACGGGAGCTGCGGCACCTGCGTTGACGGGCGGTGGGGGTACCCCACCCATGGCGGCAGCACTCCGCAGCGCCACCCCTGCCGAACCCTGCGTCTGCTCGCCCAACCGTTCGCCGGGCACCCCGACCACAAGGGCGAGGAGTGGGCGCCGTGAGCGGGTCGAACATCGCCGGATGCGTGCTTTCCGTATTGACGTGCCTGCTCGGGCTGGGCGTCGGCGCCCTCGGCGTCAGCTACTTCTGGGGCGACCTGGAACACATCATCGGCGGCATCGGATTGATCATCTGCGCCGTTGGAATCTGCGGACTGTCCGCACTGCTGTTCTGGATCTGCCGGAACGCTCCACGTAGCGACACGGCATCCGTCCGTTGACCTGCGCGAATCCCGCCGAATAGATCCAAAGGACGGTAGAATTGGGGCAGTTGAGACCCCGGCGATCGTGCGACCGATCCCGGGGCGTGGCCGACCTGGAGAAAGCAGATCGACATGGTTCAGAGTAACCGCAAGGCCCCACTAGCCCGCCCATACGGGAGAGCGGAAACCGCGTCGGCGGGTGTGCGCCCAAGCGTTCAGAGCCTCATCGGCGTAGTCGACCAGAGCGATCCGGCGTTCATGTTCATCGCGGCAGAACTTCAGAGGATCCGACGCGAGGGCGGAGAGTTCGACAGCGAGACGATCGCCGAGGCCATCAAAGAGGGACGCGGCAAGCATGCGCGCCATCTACAGAATGAAGCGGACCGGCAGCCCAGCCGTTTCCCGGAGTCGATCGTCTACTACGCGCAGCGCGGGTCGCTAGTGAAGATCGGATACACCTCGCAGCCGCATAAGCGCTTCGGGAATCTCATCCCTGATGCTGTCCTTGCGTGGGAGCCGGGCGGACGTCCCGAAGAGGCGGCGAGGCACGAGGAGTTCAAAGCCCTTCGGATCAGCCGTGGAGCCGAGTACTTCCACCGCGACGAAATCCTCGACGCGCACATCGAAGCCGTCCGTTCCGCACACGGGTCGCCCGACCCGAGCTGGCCAACACTGGCCAACCTCGCTCAAAAGCCCGGACGGTTGCGGCTTCCCGACGTACCGATGACCCCACACCTGGTCACGCTGGAAGCCGGGACTCGCGCCCTCGGCATCAGGCTTGGTACCGCTCACGTCTGGGTCCATAGAGGCAAGCTGCATCACCTACTGAAAGACTCCAGCGGCACCAAGCTGTACCTCCTGGCGGACCTCAAGTCTCTGACGGAGAAACGCCGCAACGTGGCGTGAGGGGCTGTTGACATCGGTGGGTTGACAAAACCCGATCACCGAAGCGATCATCTGCTCAGATAGCAGAACTTCGCGCTGAGGCCACCCGGCACCGGGTGGCCTTCGTCGTTCCCGGAGGTGACCGTGCCCTCCATCGCACTCGCTACCGCAGCAGACGCCGCCTACTGGACCGGCCGTCCCGTCGGCACGATCTGGCGCTGGGCATCCGAAGGGCGCATCAAGGTCTACGGCAAGGGCCGCAACGCCCGGTACGACCTGATGGAGATCGATCCCGCTGAACGGGACAAGGAAACCCAGCGGGTCATCACCCCCACGCCGCCCCCGAAAATCCCGGCGCGCGAGGCAGACGCTCACGCCGCCTGAAAGCCCCTGCGCGGGTGGTCGCGCAGGCCGGGCCTTGAAGCGCCACGCGCTCGGCCCCCTCGTCCGCCCCAGTCCTGTGGGGGTCTGGGGCGGACGCACAACACATGGGAGGCAGACCGTGGCAGCAGTCGGAACCAGCACGATCACCTGTCCCGTCTGTGCCGCAGGCCTCGATATCCCCGTGTCCGCTGTCCCGTTCGCGGGCCAGTCCGGCTCGACGATGTACCTCTCGTTCGACCTGGCGGTCGTGCGTGACCACGTCGCCGAGCACGACCTCGGATCCGCTGACGCCACCGAGCTCCCATTCTCTGGCGCCGCCCGAGGCCCACACCCCTGATCGTCCCGCCGCCTCTTACGCCCCCAGCGCCGGGCGGCGGGACCGCTAAGCCGGGACGTCGTCGGCAGACGAGGGCTGTCGTCCACAGCTGGCCAGTCCCGGTTCGACTCCGGAACGGCGGCGCTCCCCGAACGTCCCCAGCGGAACTCACGCGAACGGAGGCCGCCGTGGCCGACACGCACACGATCACGATCACCCTCCACGCCGAGGGCGAAGTCACCCACCCCCCGCAGCCGGAGGCCGACGCGTCTCCCGACACAGAGGAGACGAACACCGATGGCTGAGGGCCTCTCCACCTCCCTGGTATCCAGCTGGCTCAACACCCTGCGGACGGCCGGCGCGGCCTATGGGCCGATCACCACCTACGCGCAGATCCACACCGCGAACCCCGGGGCGGCCGGAACCACCGCGGTGTCCGCCGGCTCGACGACCCGGCCCGTCTTCACGTTCGCCGCGTCCTCGTCCGGGTCCGCGCTCGCCCTCACCGGCACTAACCCGTCGTGGACGAACGGCGGCACCAGCGAGACGATCACCGACATCTCCGTATGGTCCGCAGCCTCCGGCGGCACGTTCCTGTTCTCCGTCGCCCTCAGCTCGTCGAAGGCGTGGTCGTCGGGCGACACGTTCACGGCGACGTCGCTCAGCCTCTCCCTCTCACCGCAGGCCTCCTGATCCTGACCGCGGCCTGACCGTCGGGAGGTCGCCGTGGCGCGGATGTGGACGTGCGGCTTCGAGCTCCAGTCCGTGACAGCCCTCGTCGAGACGCAGGACGTCAACACCGTCGGCGGCTCACCGGCCATCTCCACCAGCATCCACCGCGGCGGCGCGGCCTCCCTGCGCGTCACCCCGACCGCGGGCACGTCCTACATCGAGCACCAGCTGACCAGCGGTGTCGTCATGCGGACATTCCACCGCTTCTACCTGTACATCAACGCGCTCCCGGCCGCCGACTGCAATGTGTACGGGATCGGCCAGTCCGGCTACTTCCCCGGCATGATCCGGCTGAAGACCGACGGCAGCCTGGTCCTCCGCGACGATCAGGCCAGCAGTGACCTCGGCTCCGCCACCAGCCCGCTCAGCATCGGCCAGTGGTACCGGATCGAAGCGGACTTCAACGACGTCGCGGGCACGATCACGGCCGGGACCTCCGCGTTCAAGCTGTACATCGACGGCACCCTGGTCAGCGACCAGATGTGCACCAACATCAACGGGTTCAGTCGCGTCCGTGCCGGCGCCCTCCAGTCAGCGAACTCGCTGGACATCTGCATCGACGACATCGCCGTCAACGACACGACGGGCACGGCACAGACCGGCCTCCCCGGCCCCGGCACCGTGGTCCACCTCCAGCCCGCAGGGCAGGGCGACAACAACGGCTTCGCCACCGTCGTCGGCGGCACCGCGGGCGCCGCGAACAACTGGACCCGCGTCAACGAAGTCACGCCCAACGACGCGACCAGCTACAACTCGACGATCGCCACGGGCACCACCACGATCGACGACTTCACCCTCACCTCCCCGACTAGCGCAGGGATCGGCGCCTCCGACGCGATCAGCCTCGTCTCCGTCGGCGTGCGGATCGGCTCCAACGCCACCACCGCAGCGAGCATCGTCACCCGCATCAAAGGCCAGTCCGGCGGCACCGTCTCCGAATCCGCGTCGACTTCCGTCAACGTCAACGGCTGGTCGACGCACAAAGCGGCCGTCCCCCGCCTGTACCAGCTCACCGCCTACAGCAATCCGCAGACCAGCACCGCCTGGACGGCAGCCACCCTCGCCAACGCGCAGATCGGCTACCGCTCCAACACCTCTCAGACCACTACCCGCCGCATCTCCACCGCGTGGGCGCTCGTCGAGTACGTGCCCGTCAACGCGGTCACCGGCGACGGAAGCCTCACCGGCGCCGCCACCGCGACAGCAACCGGCGCTCTCGGCGGCTCGGGCAGCGGGACGCTCGCCGCGACCGCCAGCCCCACCGCAACAGGACAGCGGGCGACAGCGGCTGGTGGAAGCCTCGCCGCAGTAGCAACCGCATCCGCCTCAGGGGCCGTTGCCGCGGCAGGCAGCGCCACCCTCGCGGCAACCGCCGTCAGCAGTGCGACCGGTACCCGCGACGCGGCCGGTGCCGCCACGCTCGCCGCGACCGCAGCCCTCACGGCCGCCGGGTCGTCTGCAACGGCCAGCGCTGGCACGCTCACCGCCACCGCATCCCCGACAGCAGCCGGAATGACCGCAGCGGCAGGGGCAGCAACACTCGCCGCCACGGCCGCACCGACAGCGGCTGGTACCACCAGCACGGTCGGAGTAGGAAGCCTCGCGGTCACTGCGACGACGAGCAGCGCAGGCGCCAGGGCGGCCAGCGGCCAGGCAGCACTCGCGGCCACCGGCACAGCGACCTCGGCAGGAGCCGTCGCAGGCACCGGAGCGAGCAGCCTCGCGGGTACAGCAACCATCGCGGCCAGCGGCAGCGTCGGGCGCGACCTCGCCGGCGACCTGGCCGTCACGGCCACCGCCACGAGCAGCGGCGACCGTGCAGCGACCGGGGCTGGCAGCCTCACCGCCGCCGCAACCGGATCCGCCAGCGGCACAGTCGCGGCAACAGCGGGCGGAGAACTCGCAGCCGTGGCAGGCCTGGCCGCCTCGGGCGTTCCCGGCCGAACCGGCACCGCAGACCTCGCGGCGACCGCGACCGCCACCAGCGACGGAATTCGAGCCGCACAAGGCTCGGCAGACCTGACCGCCGTCGCGACAGCGGCAGCCGGCGGGGCAGCGTCCAGCCAGGCCGCCGCCGTACTCGCGGCCACCGCGACCGCCACTGCGGCAGGCGCGGTCAGCGCGGCAGGCGAATCGTCGGCCAGCCTCACGGCAACCGCTGGCCTCATCGCCGACGGCCAAACCGCGGCAGCCGGCAACGGACTCCTCGACGCCACTGCTACCGCGGCGGCAGCGGGAACCCGCGCAACGGCCAGCGGCGGGAGCCTCACAGCTACCGCGGGGACAGCAGCCGAAGGTGCGCTCGGCACCTCCGCCCCCGCGGACACTCTGGACGTCAGCGCGGGCACGACCGCCCACGGTGACCTTGCCACCGCGGGTGGCGCGCAACTCGCGGCGACCGCAACGGCAACCGCCGACGGAACCGTTACCGCTGCAGGCGACGGATCCGCCGCGCTCACCGCCACCGCGAGCCTGGCCGCCAGCGGGACTGTCGCCGTCACCAGCACAGCCAGCCTCGCCGTCACAGCGACGACGAGCGCAACCCCCGCCGTCACGCGGAAAATCACCGGCCAACTCGCCGTCCTCGCAGCCCTCATCGCGGCAGGCGGCGTCACCGGACCCGGGCCCGTCGAACAACTCGACACGCTCACCGCCGGAGCCCCCCGCACCCGCTGGGCCGCAGGAACCCTCCGCCCCCGGCATGAAGCCGGCGCGCCGTACAGCTCCTGGAGAGCGCAGCAGCCGCACACGTAGGGGGTCTGGTGGAACGCGAGAGCAGCGAATATCTGATGACCCCCGTCACCGCGGGCAGCGGCGACCCCGCCGGATACACGGTCGAGGTCGCCGTCCTCGAAGACGGTGAACGGCCCGAGCCAGGCGACTGGCATGCCGCCGCCTGGGGCACCGACAACGGGCATCACGTCGCGATGATCCTCATCGGCCCCGACGGCGCCATCGACCCCGGACCCGGCACCTACCGGACCTGGGTGCGCATCCAGGCCCCACCAGAGCGGCCCGTCATCAAATCCCCGCGCTTCACGATCAACTGAGGAGCCCGCGCCATGGCCGACGACCTGCTCGTCATCATCCCCACCCGCGGCCGACCCCAGGCCGTGCCCGAGATCGTGCAGGCGTGGGACGACACCGGGGCGACCGCCGACCTGCTGTTCTGTGTCGACAAGGACGATCCGGAGCTTGCCGCGTACAAGGCGCTGGCGAAGGATCTCGCCGACGACCAGCGGGTGCGGTTTGTGTTCTGGGCGCGGAAGCGGCTGTGCGGCACCCTCAACCAGGCCGCGGTGAAGAACGCCCCCAACTACCGGTACCTCGCCTTCATGGGCGACGACCACCGGCCCCGGGCCGCAACGATGGCGTGGGACGCCCGGATCCGGGAGTGCCTGTCCGGCGGCCCCGGCATCGTCTACGGCAACGACCTGCTCCAAGGCCAAGCCATGGCCACCGCCGTCGCAATGACCTCCGACATCGTCACGACGCTGGACTACATGGCGCCGCCACAGCTCGTCCACCTCTGCCTCGACCTCGTCTGGCTCGACTGGGGGAAGGGCATGGGACGGATCACCTACCTCGACGACATGGTCATCGAGCACCTGCACCCGGCCGCCGGGAAGGCCAGCCTCGACGCCGTCTACGAGGACTGCAACAGCCCGGAACGCTCCCAGGCTGACGGCGCCGCCTACATCGACTACCGCGACAACGGCGGGCTCGAAGCCGACCTCGTCAAGCTGCGGAAGCTCGTCGAGGAGGCAGCGTGACCGCCGAAGCTGTCATCCAGGCCTGGGATCAGGCCGACCCCGAAGCGATTCACCCGCTCCGCCGCGTGTCCGAAGACGCGTACTGGGAGTCCGGGCAGGACCAGGCGGAGATGCTCGCCACCGTCATCCCCGACGGGGCGAAGGTGCTCGACTTCGGCTGCGGTGACGGCCGCGTCGCCATCCCCATGACCGTCCTCGGCTACGAGGTGACCGCCGTCGACTCCTCGCCACGCATGCTCGAACGGCTCGCCGAACGCCTCCCCGACGCTGACGCCGTCCTCGCAGACGCCGACGGCATCGCCAAGCACCTCGGCCGCCGCCGAATGGACGCCGTCTACAGCCTCGCCGTCCTCATCCACCACAGCTACAGCGACTGCCTCAACATCGTCGCCAAGCTGCGGGCCGCGACGAAACTCGGCGGGATCCTCGTCCTCGACTGGCCACTCAGCGACCAGCCCGCCGAAGCCGACAGCTGGATCGGCGTCACCACCTGGTCCAAGGAACAGCAGGACGAGGCGTGCGCGCGGATCGGACTGGAGCCCATCGACAGCCACCTGCCTTGGGGCGTCTACCGGGCCGTCAAGGCAGCCGGCTGATGCGCGTTCTCCTCACCGGCCACCGGGGCTTCGTCGGCCGCCACCTGCACGCCGCACTCGACGAGCGAGGCGACGATGTCACCGGCGTCGACCTCATCGACGGCCGCGACGCACTCGATCTGTACCGCTTCGACCAGCGGCCCTACGACCTCGCCATTCACTGCGCGGCAGTCGTCGGCGGCCGGGCCAGCATCGACGGATCGCCGCTCGGGGTCGCCACCAATCTAGCGCTGGACGCCTGGTACTTCCGGTGGCTGATCCGCACCGGCACCCCGCGCGCCGTCTACTTCTCCAGCTCAGCCGCCTACCCGGTCGCGCTTCAGCAGCCCGGCGAGATCCACCGGCTCGTCGAGACGGACATCAACTACGAGCAGCCCGGACGACCCGACGCGACCTACGGGCTCGCCAAGCTCGCGGGGGAGCAGCTCGCCCAGTACGCCGAAGCCGAAGGCTGCCGCGTCCACTCGTTGCGGCCGTTCTCCGGCTACGGCGAAGATCAAGACGACTGCTACCCGTTCCCCGCGTTCATCCGCCGGGCCCGCGAGCGGCAGGATCCGTTCGAGATCTGGGGCGACGGCAGTAGCACGCGCGACTGGGTGCACATCTCGGATCTCGTCGGCGCCACCCTCGCAGCCGTCGACCAGGACGCCACCGGGCCGATGAACATCGGCTGGGGCAGGGCGACCAGCTTCGACGAACTCGCCGGCCTCGTCACTATCGCAGCCGGCTACCAGCCCGAGTTGAAGCACCTCGCCACCGCACCCCAAGGCGTCCACCACCGCGTGTGCGACCCGAAGCGGATGCTCGACGTGTACCAGCCTCGCGTCAGCCTCGAAGAAGGCATCGCGCGGGCGCTCGCCGCATGAGCGGGCAGTGGCTGGCCAAGCAGACCGGCGGCAACGAAGTCCACGTCGCCCCGCTCGACGACCTGCTCGTCCGCGACCTCACCGACCTCTGCCCGTGCGGACCCACGCCCAGCCCCAGCCCGATGGGTGACGGATCCGACGGCTGGGTCTACACCCACCACAGCCTCGACGGCCGTGAAGCCGCCGAGTAACCCCACGGAAGGCCCGCGCCCATGGCTTCCCCTGACATGCCCGAACACCAGGCGATGAGCGCCCAGAGTCTCTGCGAGCACTCCTGGTCCTACAACAAGCCCGCGCACGCGTCGGCCTCAGTCCGGATCTGCTCCCTCTGCCACGCCATCGACGGCGAAGACCTCATGCGCACTCTCAACGAGTACGCGCAGGAGTACGCCAAGCTCTACGCGCCGAACCCCGTCAGCCTCGTCTACGGCCACTCCGACGGGCAGACGATCGGCGTCGTCGACCAGGTCGGCGGGCTCCCCGGCAGCGCACGGGAACGAGCCCTGCTCCGCGCACTGCTCACCTTCACACTCCAGGCACTCGACGAGCGCGACCACCCGCTACGACTCGTCACCGTGCCCATCGACCCGCACTGACCCCACGGAGCCCGCGCCATGGCCATCGACACCAGCAAGGACGAGGCGCCCCAGCGACGCGGCGCCGACATCGAGATCATCGACCGGCATGAAGGCGCCGCTCCAATCCTCGTGCCGAGCGCAGTGCGCATCAACGGCGTGGAGATCCCAATGCCGGCTGGCACGAAGATCCGCGTGCACGACATCAGTGAGGACGAAGCGGTCACGGTCACGCTGACCCTGTTCGCCCGCCGCATCGTCATCGCCGCCGAAGACGACCTCTGACCCAGGAGCCCGCGCCATGGCTGCAGAAATCGAAGCACCCGTAGACGTCACAACCTGCCTGCCCGGAGCCGTCCCCATCGGCGGGCGCATCGGCACCCTCTCCGTTGCGCTCCGTGGCACTACCCTCCATGCCGAAGACGTATACCGAGCCCTCGGTGAATTCCTCGTTGAGGCTGGCAACTACCTCATCGAAAACGCCGCCCTCCCTCCGGTAGACGGAGGTGACGTCTGATGGCCCGCCTGCAGATCCTCGAACTCCCCGAAGGCGCCAACGATGAGCGGGCACCGTTCGTGCTCGTCGTCGACGAGTCTGTCCCGCAGCGTGTCGCCATCGGACCGGACGTGCCGTACCGCGACTACTGGCGGGACATCGCCCAGCAGATCGGGGCACGAGCTGTCATCGTCACGCCCGAGACTGTCGAGATCCCCGCCAACGACACCAGTGCGTACCTCGACCCGGCACGCGGCGACCTGCCAGGGGATGCCCGCTACGAGATGACCATCGCTGGCAAGCCCGTCAACTGGACACAGGCCGACGAACTGCGCGCCCGCGCCGTCGAGGCCGCCAACGAGCGCACCGACATCGCCCGCGACATGGACCGGCTCGCCAAGTGGAAACGCGAGCTCACCGACGCGCTCGGTATGGACCCGCTCCGCGACTGGGACGACATCCGCAACGCCGCTGCCGCAATCCGCAAGGAACGCAACATGCAGGCAGAGGAACTGGAGCGGCTTCGTACAGGCGAAGAACCCGGCTGGAGTCCCGACGTCGCACCCACCCCCGGACAGTTCATCGCGCGATGGAACCAGGTCACACCAGAGAAGCGCCTCAGCATGGCGGCGCAGACCCTCGCAGGCATGAAACGATCAAGCGAATGCCTCAGGGACAACCATGTAGCCCAGCTCGCCGAGTTGAAAGCTGAAGTGGCCAATCTCCGCGCCAAGCCGACCGATGCCTGACGTCACCGTCAAACTGTCCGACGGCGTCCGCGAGATCACCGTCGAAGCCCAAGGCGACAGCGCACTCGACGAAGCCGAAGCAGCCGCCATCCGCCTGTACGGCGTTGTCGTCGCCAGCAGCCCCACCGGGCAACGCACCGGCTTCGCCAACTGGGCACTCGGCAGTGACACCGAACGCAGCCCCGAGGAGTAGCGATGAGCGGCGGCTGGAAGAACTCGGACCGTAAGAGCCGGCTGCCCAGTAACTGGGCCCGCCTTCGCGCCGAGACGCTGGCCAAGAATCCGACCTGCGTTCTATGCGGCGTTCGGCCCTCGACGCACTGCGACCACATCAAGGCCAAGACCGACGACCACAAGCAGCTCCAAGGCGTCTGCGCCGAATGCCACGCACAGAAGAGCAGCCGGGAAGGGAACGACGCCCAGCGCGCCAACCCACGACCCGGACGGACACGGCCGGCCGAGCAGCACCCCGGACTCCTCTAAGGACCCGCGCCATGTCCAGCATCCGCTTCTCACTCCACCTCGAAGACGAGGCCCCGAACGTCGATGAGCTCGCGTACTACGCGGGCGTCCTCGCTGAACGAGCAGGCTTCATGCTGCCCGAGAACGCCAAGGTGACCGTGACCCTGCCCGCGCGAGCCAGCGATCCACACCAGATCGAGGTCGAATACGAAGGCGAGACCGCGTGCCCGCCTACCTGATCGTCCACCCGCGCGACCAGAAACGCGAAGACGTCCTCATCGAAGACCCCCACCTCCACCTCGTCATCACCGACGGATGGGCCGTCTTCAAAGACACCGACGGCATCTGCCTCGCCATCCCCGCAGGACTGGGCGCCCAGATCCAACGGGTAGACGAAGAACAGGAACCCGCACACCAGGAGCCCGCGCCGCAGAAGGAGTGATGATCTGTGGCCAGCAAGGGTCGAGGAAGCCGCAAGAACCGCGGCAACGCCCAAACCCTCCGCAACTACTGGACCCGCGGCGAAGGCGCAGCCAAGATCCGCTGGGGCACACCCGGAGACTGGTCCCGCTGTAACCGTCTGCTCTCCAAGTACATGGGCGCCCGCGCCAAGGGCTACTGCCAGCTCCGGCACATGGCCGCCACCGGCATGACCACCAGCGCCCACGCCAAGGCAATGCGCGGAGGACGCCGTGGCTAGCTACACCGTCCAAGCCGACGAGTGGGGCGTTCACGGCGTCACCCTCGACGCCGGCACCGTCACCACCATCCACTTCCCCGACGACGTCGACGAGATCGAAGTCCTCTCCCACGACGGCGCCGCGCCCATCTACTTCACCGTCGACGGCAGCGACCCCGCCGTCGAAGGCCGCGCCTCCCGCGTCCTCCCCGCCGCCATCAGCTCCGCGCAAGTCGAGCCGCCCACCGCAGGCCCGACCGTCGTCAAACTGATCTCGGCCGGGACGCCGAAGGTGTCGGTGACCCGGGCATGAGGCGCACCAGCTACAGCCCCAAGGTGCCCGACGCCGCCACCAAAGCGATGGTCGATACCGTCGCCAACGCGGCACTCGCCGACAACGCCGAGGTCGCGGAGCGGCTCGCCGCACAGAAGGCCGATCAGGACGCGCTCGCCGCAGAGATAGCCACGCGCATGGCCACCCTCGGCGACATCGCAGCCCAACTCGCCCCCATCCAGCAGAACGCCGGCATCGAACACGCCCGCCTCCAAGGCCTCATCGACCAAGCCGAGGAGGCGACCGCGGCCCTCCGGCCGCTCATCGCTGAAGCACAAGCCGACGCGGACTCCGCAGGTGTCCAGGCCCAGGGCGCCTACGACAAGGCCAGCACCGCAATCGGTGTCGCCCAGGATTCGACAGTCCTTGCCCAGCAGGCCAGCACCACGGCGACCGCGGCGAGCAACGCATCCGCACAGGCCCTCGCGCAGTCCGACCAAGCGCAGACCGCGAGCACGGCCGCCAAGGCCGACGCCAGTCAGGCGAAGGCCACAGCGAGCACGGCCCAGACCGACGCGCGGGACGCCAAGACTGCGGCGGATACCGCCCAGTCGACCGCCAACTTGGCAAGCAAGGACGCAGCGGCGGCCAAGACGGCCGCCGGACAAGCCACTTCGGACGCCGCCACCGCGAAGAACGCGGCGAGCTCTGCACAGAACGCGGCCACCTCGGCGCAGACCACGGCACAAGACGCCGCCACGAAAGCCACCGCAGCCAACACCACGGCTGCCAGCGCCAAGACCACGGCCGACAGTGCGGCCACGGCAGCGGGGACAGCCCAAGCCGCAGCAACCGCAGCACAGGCGGCAGCCTCAACCGCCGGCACCAAAGCCGACCAGGCGAACACTGCAGCAGCAGCCGTTGCCAGCAGGGCAACAGCACTGGAGACAGACGTCGCAGCGCTCAAGGCCAAGACCGTTGCGATCAGGCGAGCCGTTCCGACGCTGCCTCTCATCGCGCTCGGTGCCAGCTACGACCAGGTCATCACGTGGTCCATGCCCATGCCGAGCAGCACGTACAGCGTGGACATCGCGCAGACTTCAGGGCTGATCGGCAAGGCCACAGCAACCGTTAAGGCAGGGACCCAGACGGCAGCCGGCCTCACGGTCACCGTCACCGCAGGGCTCCTCGTCGCGGCAGGCCAGACCCTCGACGTCACCGCCTACCGGTACGGGTGAGGGGCAGGGCGGCGCCGGCCTAGGGGTCGTGGTCGGGCAGGCCTGAGGTCGTGGTCGCGGTGAGGCATGACTCGATCGCACGTTCGGGATCAAGGTCGAGTGAGCGAAGGCTCGATCGAACGATCAGTCGAACGAAGCGAGTTCGAACACACGAACATGATCGAGATGAGCAAGATCGGCAAGGCCTGAAATTCCATGATCGAACTAGGGATCCTGATCGGCCGGCTCCACCATGATCCACCCGGGGGCATGCCCCCTCCCCGCGATCTTCAGGGATCGGGGCCGTATACGCGCTGAGGTCGGCCCTGGGTCTGGGGAATTTGGATCTTGAGATCAGACGGGCGGAGGTGAGCCTCATGGCTGGCCGCGGACCCGCGCCGAAGGACCCGAGGCGGCGAGCTGGGCATAGCAAGGACCCGCACGCTCAGACGATCCTGCGCTTCGAGCAGGCCGAGCCGCCCGAACTCCCGACCCTGTCGGTGATGAAGGACGGCGATCTGGTCGAGTACGCGTGGCCGGCGAGGACGCTGGACTGGTGGGAGATGTGGAAGGCGTCGCCCCAGGCGGAGCACTTCTCGTCGACCGACTGGGACTTCCTCCTGGACACGGCTGTCGTGCATGCCCGGCTGTGGTCGGGGGAGATGTCGGCGGCCGGGGAGCTGCGACTGCGGGTGGCGAAGTTCGGCGCGACTCCGGAGGACAGGGCGCGACTGCGGATGCAGTTCGCGCAGGCCGACGAAGCCGATAGCAAGAGGCCCGAGGGTGGCCGGTCGGCTAGGGAGCGCCGCGGTGTTCTTCGTGCGCTTCCGCCACCGGAGGAGTCGACGGGGAGCTGACATGCCGTGGAAGCCGTCGGAGCCCGGAGCCGTCCCGACCCTCGGATTCGAGGTCATCGACTGGATCTCGGAGATGCTGGCAGCTCCGGACCGAGGCGACTACGAGCCGTTCCTGCTGTATCCGGAGCAGGAGGATTTTGTCCTCCGCTACTACGAGATCGACCCACGTACCGGAAAGCGACGCTTCCGGCGAGGGGTCATCAGTCGCCCGCGCGGGTGGGGGAAGAGCCCCTTCCTCGCAGCACTGGCGATCGTTGAGGCTCTCGGCCCGGTGGTCCCAGATGGCTGGGACGCTGATGGACAGCCTGTCGGCAAGCCGTGGTCTGAGGTGCGCACACCACTGGTGCAGATCGCCGCGGTGTCAGAGACCCAGACGAAGAACACGTGGGCGCCGCTGCTGGAGATGCTGCAGGGGCCGGTCATCGACGAGTATCCGGGCCTGGAGCCGCTGGACACTTTCGTCAATCTGCCACGGGGGAGGATCGAGCCGATCACGTCGTCGGCTCGAACAGTGAAGGGCAACAAGCCGGTCTTCGCTGTGCTGGACCAGACCGAGGAGTGGGTGCGTTCGAACCGCGGCAACCGGCTAGCGGAGACGATGCGTATCAACGCCGCGAAGGTCGGCGGTACGACCATCGAGTCCCCAAACGCCTTCACTCCCGGAGAGGGATCGGTAGCAGAGGAGTCGGCGGCGTTCTGGGCCAAGATCCGGGAGGGCCGGGCTCGGGATGACGGGCTGTACTACGACCATCGCGAGGCCCCGCCTGAGACCGACATGACGGACCGCCAGTCGCTTACGGCTGGCTTGGCGTACACCTACGGCGACTCGGCCGACCGTAACGGCGGGCACGTCGACCTGGACACGATCGTTGCCACGATCTGGGATCCGAGTACAGACCCGCAGACGGCCCGCGCCGACTTCCTCAATCAGATCACTCACGCATCCGACTCGTGGATCTCGCAGCCCGAGTGGGCTGGCGTAGCCGCCGCCGACAAGGTCGTCGGTCGCGGCGAGGAGATTGTCCTTGGTTTCGACGGTTCGCGGCGACGAAACCGCGGCGTCACGGACGCCACCGCCTTGGTCGGCTGCCGGGTGTCCGACGGTCATCTCTTCCTTCTCGGCTGCTGGGAGCAGCCTGACGGGCCTTTTGGCCAGGACTGGCAGGTCCCCACTGTCGAGGTGCTGGCAGCCGTCGAGGACGCGTTCCGCGAGTACAAGGTCGTCGGCATGTATGCGGACCCGGCCAGGTGGGAGTCGCATGTGGCGAAGTGGGAGGCGGATCACGGGCGCCGACTGAAGCTCAAGTCGTCGACTCAGCATCCGATCGAGTGGTGGATGACCGGAGGTCGTTCCAATCAGATCGTGCGCGCGCTGGAGAAGTTCCGGTCGAGCGTCGTCGACGGGGAGCTTTCACACGACGGGTCGAGCGTGCTGACGAGGCACATCCTGAACTCTCGCCGGCGGGAGTCGCGCAGCGGTATCCAGATCATGAAAGAGCACCCCGACAGTCCGAAGAAGATCGACGCCGCCATTGCTGCTGTCCTCGCATGGCAAGCCCGAGTAGACGCCATGGCCAAGGGGCTCGGCAAGAAGAAGACCGGCAAGTCGGGACGGGTGGTGGTGTTGCGGTGACCGTCTCGATTCCTGACCTGCCGCTGCTGACGTTGTCGGATGACGAGCTCGCGCTGATCAACGTGCTTCGCGCGGACATGCTGCGGGACCGGTGGGAACTCAAGTTGCGCGACGCCTACTTCAACGGCGAGCAGCTGGTCCGCGACCTCGGTATCTCTATCCCTCCGCAGCTCCGTGGCTTGCACACGGTGATCGGCTGGCCGCGGGTCGGTGTCGAATCGCTGGAGGAGCGCCTCGACTTGGAGGCGTTCCGCTGGGCCGATGGTGCTGACGCTTCGGAGCTGACGGAGATCGCCGAGGCGAACGACTTGTTCGACGAGTCGAGCCTCGCGCACCTGGATGCGCTGGTGTACGGCCGCGAGTATCTGGCGGTCGGAGCGGGGGACTGTGGGGACGACTGTCCGCCCTTGATCTCGGCTGAGTCGCCGCTGGACATGACGCTGATGTGGGATGCCCGCCTGCGGATGGGCACGGCCGCGCTCCGCGAGTGCGCCGCTGACTCGTTCGTCGAGTCGGGCCCCGAGGAGCGGATGCTGGTCCTGTATCTGCCGGACCAGACGGTGATGGCTGTGCCGTCGCCGTCGGGTGGCTGGGAGGTTGTCGATCGGGACATGCACGGCCTGGGGGTCGTGCCGGTGGTTCGGTTGGCGAATCGGCAGCGGACCGCGGACCGGGTCGGCAAGTCGGAGATCACCCCGGAGGTCATGTCGATCACGGATGCGGCGTGCCGCCGGCTGATGGGCATGGAGGTTGCCGCCGAGTTCTACGGGGCGCCGCAGCGCTACATCCTGGGTGCGTCGGAGTCGGCGTTCCAGGACGCGGAGGGCAACGCCAAGTCCGCCTGGGAGACGTACATCGGCCGGGTGCTGGCGTTGGAGCGGGACGAGGACGGCGCCATTCCGACCGTGGGTCAGTTCGCTGCTCATGATCCGTCGGGCATGACGAAGTTCATCGACCTGTATGCCAGGATTATGGCGTCGCAGATGTCGGTGGCGCCGCACGTACTGGGCTACAGCAGTGACAATCCAGCGTCAGCGGACGCGATTCGGTTCGCGGATAACCGGCAGGTGAAGAAGGCGGAGCGCCGGATCCGGCGGTTCGGTGCGGGATGGCAGCAGGCGATGCGGCTGGCCCTTTGGGTTCGTGACGGTGAGCCGCCGGACAGCACGCGCCGCATCGAAACGGTGTGGCGGAACCCGGCGACCCCGACGGTGGCCGCGCAAGTCGACGCGACCGTCAAGCTGGTCCAGGCAGGTGTCCTGCCGGCGGACTCCGACGTCACGTTGGAGATGGCCGGGTTCACCGAGGGTCAGCGGCAGCGGATTGCCGTGGACCGCCGTCGCTCGTCGGCGGCAGCTACCGGTGGCGGCCTGCTGGATCGGCTGGCCGCGGTGAACGAGCGGCCTGCGGTCGGCTTGCCGACGGCTGCGGAGGTGTCTGGTGGCGACGGCGGTCTCTGACGGGGGCCGGGACGCCGACCGGTACCGGGCCGCGCAGCTCGGCCTGACCCGTCTGCTGGTGCGCGATGTCCGAGGCCTGCGACGGCTGATCCTTCCCGCCCGGCTGCGGGCATCGATGCCGGACTGGTTCACGGCCATGCAGGCCGTGGTCGACCAGTACGCGCAGACATCAGCGGCGTTGGGCGCCGAGTTTTACGACGCCCAACGGGAGGCGGCAAGAGTCGCCGGCACGTTCACCGTGCCGGTCGCAGACCCGCCGACACCGGAGCAGACCGAGGTGAGCCTACGGTGGGCCGCCAAGGACGTCTGGGACCGCGACCCGGACGCGGCAACCGGAGCGCAGCTTCAGCCGGTCGAGGTACGTCTCGGCCAGGCTGAGAAGAAGGCGGAGGCCGTCGCGCAGAAGCTGGTTGCGGATACCGGGCGGGCGACGGTTCTGGGCGCGGTGCGTCGGGACGCGCAGGCGACAGCGTGGGCACGGTCTGCGGCGCTCGGCGCGTGCGCGTTCTGCAAGCTGCTGGCTGCCCGCGGTTCGGTGTATGCGCAGGACACGGCTGGCTTCCGGGCGCATGACGGCTGCCACTGCGGCGTCATCCCGGTCTTTCGAGGGCAGAAGTTCGAGCCCTCCCCCCAGGCCTCCGAGTGGGCGCGGTTGTACGAGGAGTACGCCGCTGGCCATTCGGGGAGTCAACTGGCCCGCTTTCGGCGGGCGCTGACGGAGCACGACTCGAACCCGCTCCCCGGTTCTTTCTGATCAACGAGGTCGCCCTGGTGGCGGCCTTTCTCATTTCCACAGCCCCTGGAGGGCCGATTCGTCATGCCCGAAGAGACCGAGCAGAGCAGCGAGCAGCAGGAGTCCGGGACCGAGGAGACCGTCGAGGAGACGGCCACTGCGGAACAGGACGGTATCGAGCAGCAGGACGACGCCCAGGAGGCGGACGCCGGCGGCGAGGAGAAGCCGTTCGACCGGAAGAAGTTCGAAGCGGCGCTGCGCAAGAAGAACAGCGAGGCCGAGAACCTCCGCAAGCGACTCAAGGAGCAGGAGCCGCTGCTGGCCGAACTCAAGAAGCGCAAGGAAGCGGACCTGTCCGAGTCCGAGCGCCTCACCGAGCAGCTCACGGCAGCGCAGGAGCAGATCGCCAAGACCCGGCAGCGGCTGGTCCGCAGCCAGGTGCAGGCCCTCGCTGGCACCGCAACAGACAGTCGGGCGGCGTTCGCCGATCCAGCCGACGCGTTCGGTGAGCTCGACCTCGACTCGTACATCGACTCTGACGGCGACATCGACGAGGCGGCCATCGAGGCCGACCTTCAGGCGCTTTTGGAGCGCAAGCCGCACTGGGCGAAGAGCCAGCCCCCGGAGGGCCCGCGGCGTCCTGCACCGGATCGCACTCAAGCGTCCGGCGCCAACCGAACGAAGGCCCCCAGCCCGGAGGACGAGTTCTCCGGATGGCTTAAGTCGCGGCTTCCTGGCCGCTGAGAGAAGGAATCATGGTGGCTACGGCCCCGATCACTACCTCCGGTCTGCCCGAGGAGCTCCTCCCGCGGACCATCACCGCTCCGATCTTCGAGAAGTCGGTGGAGCAGTCCGCGGTCATGGCGCTCGCACGTCAGGCGCCGCTGGCCTTGGACGCCACCACGTCCGTGCCGATCCCGATGGACGTGCCGACCGCCGACTGGGTCGGTCAGGGGCAGAAGAAGCCCCTGTCGACCGGCGGCATCGACGTCAAGCACATGACGGCGAAGAAGCTCGCCGTGCTCATCCCGGTCGCGATGGAGGTCGCCCGCACGAACACGGCGGGCCTGTACTCCCAGCTGCAGAACGACCTGCCGACGGCGTTCGCGCGGGCCTTCGACCATGCGGCGATCCACGGCAAGACGATGAAGGGTGCGACCGGTCCCTTCGCCGAGTACCTGGCGATGACCTCGCAGTCCGTCGCACTGGGCACGACGGCGCAGGGCCAGGGCGGCATCTGGGCCGACCTCGTCAAGGGCATGGACCTCGTCGTCGACGAGGACTACGACTACACGGGCACGGTCGCCGACCACCGGCTGAAGCCGAAGCTGCTGCTGGCGACGGACACGACCGGCCGTCCGATCCTGGTCGACACGCAGACGCCGGGCACGAACATGGCGTCGGCGGGCACCCTGATCGGCGAGCCGCTCGCCTACTCGCGGAGCGTGTCGGGCAAGCAGCGCCGGCAGTCCGCGTCTGCGGACACGGGTCTGCGCGCGATCGGCGGCGACTGGACTCAGGCCGCCTACGGCGTGGGCATGGACATCACCGTGCGGATCTCCGACCAGGCGACCTACGTGGACGAGGACGGCGGCGTCCACAGCGCGTTCCAGGAGAACCTGGTGTTGATCCTCGCGGAGGCGTACTACGGCTTCGTGATGGGCGACGCCGACGCGTTCGTGAAGTTCACCGGTACCCCGAGCGGCTCGTGAGTAGGGCGGTCCCGGTGTCCGCGCCGGGCGGGACCGCCAAGCCGCTGTCGATCGTTGCCCGGGTGCACGCGATGCCGCCGGAGCACAATGCGGGCGCGGAGCACATGCTCGTGTCGATGCTGCGGCCCCTGGTGGAACGTGGCCACGACGTGCAGGTGTGGCTGTCGCGGTATGGGAAGGCCCACAAGGAGTACGAGTACCACGGGATCCGCGTGATTCCGCTGGAGTCTCGGCTGGACTTTCCGACCGCCGTGAAGCGGTCGCACATGCTGCTCGCCCATCTGGAGACGGTGCCGTCGGCGGCGTCCTTGGCCCGCGGCTACGGCAAGCCGCTGGTGGTGGTCTGCCACAACACGCACCGCGCGACGTTCCGGGATGCCGCAGCTGGCGGGACCGCCCTGGCGGTCTACAACTCGGTGTGGATGGAGCGGGAGGCGGAGCTCTTCTTTGCCGAGTACCCGAAGTCGGTTCGGCCGGAGTCTTCGCTGATCGTGCGCCCGCCCGTCTTCGCCGGCGAGTATGCGACCAAGCCTGGGAAGGCGATCACGCTGGTCAACTGCAATCCGGAGAAGGGTGGCAAGGTGCTCGCTGCCTTGGCGCGCCGCATGCCGGATCAGCAGTTCCTTGCTGTGAAGGGCGCTTACGGGGAGCAGATCCTCCCGGACCTGCCGAACGTGGAGATCGTCGAGCATGTTCGCGGCGAGGACATGCGGGAGCAGGTGTACGCCCGCACCCGCGTGCTGCTCATGCCGTCGTCCTACGAGTCGTGGGGTCGCACCGGTGTGGAAGCGCTCGCGAGTGGCATCCCGGTCGTTGCACATCCGACGCCGGGCCTGTGCGAATCACTGGGCGAGGCGGGCATCTTCGTCGATCGCGAGGATGTTGCCGGCTACGAGGCGGTGCTGCGGAAGTTGCTGACCTCTGCCGAGTACCGGTTGGCGTCGAAGCGGGCGAAGGCCCGCAGTGTCGAGCTTGATCCGGCGGCCGATCTGGCCGCGTGGTGTTCCGCCGTGGAGGGCCTGGCCCGATAGGAGGCGTCATGGCTTTCACGTCTCCGACAGCCGAGCAGCTCGGCCTCTACTTGGGTCTCGATGAGATCCAAGGCGACCGCGCTGACCTTCTCGTTTCGACGGCGACTTCGCTCTGCCAGACGATCGTGACGCCCCTGCCTGAGGGCGCCGAGGCTGTCGTCCTCTCGGTCGCCGGCCGGGCCTACGTGAATCCGCAGCAGGTGTCTTACGAGACGATCGGTCCGATGTCGGTTCAGCGTCCGTCCGGTTCGGGCGGCCTGTATCTGACGAAGGCCGACAAGTCGGCGCTGAAGTCCCTGGCCGGCCGGGGTGGCGCGTTCACGGTCGATCCGACGCCCGCATCAGCGGATCCGTCGGCGTCCTGGCCGATCGACGACGACGGCGTGTTCGTGGAGGACTTCGAGGCGGGCTGGGGGTTCCCCTGATGCCCGGCTCGTACCCCTACGGCGAGACGGTGCGGATCCTGCGCAGGGGCGAGTCACCCGGCCGAGGGCCGCGCGGTCAGCCGCTTCCAGGCATGGACGAGTCCTTCGACCTGGTGGGCTGCGTGGTCACTCCGCGAGCGGAGACACCGCAGGTTGGCGGGGATCAGCAGCAGGCCAGGGACACCGTCATCGTCGGCTGGACCGTGTACGTGCCGTCCAGCCAGCCCAGCCATGCTCGCCTGCCGTTGAGGACGACGGACAAGGCGAAGGTCCGCGGGATTGTCTGCGACATCACGGGCGAGCCCGGCGACTGGGGCCGCTCCCCGTTCACCGGCACCCGCGGCGTCATCCAGTTCGCCGCCGACCGCGTCACCGGCTGATCGAGGGGAGGTGCAGTGGCTGCCAGGTTCAAGATGAAAAAGAAGGGCGTCGGGCAGATGCTCCGCATGCCCGGCATGGAAGCGGAAATGCTTCGCCGAGCCAAGGTCATCAAGGGCGCCGCCGTGGCTTTGTCTCCCGTCGACGAGGGCAGTTCGACCGCCGGGCACTACAAGGCGTCGTGGTCGACGGACAGTACTTCCCGTGGCGGGCGTCGCCGGGACCGCGCTGTAGCCACGGTCTCGAACTCGGCCTACTACGCCCGCTGGGTGGAGTACGGCACGGAGAAGGTCCGCGCGCATCACGTGCTGCTGCGGGCCGCTCAGATCGGCGGGCGAAATCAGTGACCGCCCTCGTCGATATCGAGCTGGAGCTCATCACCCGCGGGACGGCCCGGTTTCCGGACGCGGTCGTGCGTGACGAGCTCGACAACCGGCTCCTCAGTGAGCTACCGACGATCCAGATCGAGCAGATCCCGGGCGGCGGCGATGACGGCCTTCTGCTGTCCCGTCCGATCGTCGATATCAACGTGTACGCAGCGAGCAGGCCTGACGCGATCGCGTTGGCCCGCGAGGTGCACGACTGGGTGACGCGTGAACTGCGCGGCTCGACCTCGGATTCGACGGTGATCGGCCGAACCGGCTGCCTATCTCTACCTGCGATCCGCCCCTACGAGAACACCTTGCTCCGCCGTGTCGGAGCGACCTACGAGCTTTTCTGCCACCCGGTCTCCTGACCGTCCTCTGGGCCCGCGCCGGACCCCCGTTCCTGCCCGTGCGCGGGCTCTTCTCTGTCTGGAGACACAGCATGGTCAACATCACTCGATCTTCGGATCTTTCGCTCGTCGGGGCGACGGGTGGGGGCTGGGTGAGCCCGGTGGGCACGCCGGCTCTCGCCTCGCCGACCGATCAGCCTATGGCCCCGTGGACGCCGCTGGGCGCCATCAGCGACGACGGTCTGACCTACGGCTTCGACGAGGACTCTCAGGAGTTCACGCCGTGGGGCCTGACCTCCCCGTTCCGCACCCAGATCACGAAGTCCGTGCGGACGTTCGGGCTGACGGTGTGGGAGACGGGCCGCGTCGCAGTCCAGTCGCTGCAGTACCGGCTGGACGAGGCGGACCTGGAGCCGGACGAGGACGGCATCACCAAGTTCGCCGAGACCGCCTCTCCCGTCCCGGACCGGCGCGCGTTCTGGTTCCTCGTCGTCGACGGCGAGTCCTTCAAGGGCTTCTACGTCCCGCAGGGGGAGATCAACGACCGCTCCGACGTCTCGTTCAAGCAGGACGAGATCAGCGGCTACGAGTGGACGATCACCACCTACCCGGACGAGGCCGGCAACACGGTCTACCACGTCGACAAGATCCCCGCGACGCCCGCCTACTCGGGCTCCTGAACGGGTGGGCGGACCGGCATGCTGGCGCGGGCCCGGTCCGCCCACCTCTGCACCTTGCCCGCGCCATCACAGAAAGCGAGACCCGCGCCGTGGCCACCACACCCCGCAAGTCGACCGCCAGCAGCAGGAAGCCGCGGACCGCGGCCCGATCCGCGTCCCGCCCTCCGGTGTCGCGTCGCGACGTCGAACCCGATGAGGTCGACGAGCCGGACGTCACTGAGGCTGAGGCCCAGGAGATCGAAGCAGACGGCCACTACGTCACTACCGACCTGTGCGGCGAAGAGGTGCAGGTCATTCCGCCGTCGGCGTGGCGGTCGTCGTGGCAGCGCATGCTCAATCAGGGCAACCTCGACGGGTTCGCCCAGGCGGTGCTGCACCCGGACGACTACGAGCTGTACCTCGAACTCGACCCCACCATCGTTGAGTTCATGGAGTTCTCCCAGGGGGCCGCAGCGCTGGCCGGTGAGAGCCTGGGGAAATCCAGTGGACCCGCTCCGTCGTCGAGGCGCACCCGGAGGCGGTAGAGGCCGACCTGCTCCGCTACTACCAGGGTGTCGACCTCCTCGACGTGCACCGCGGCGCCATGACATGGCGCCGCCTGCGGGTCCTCATCCAGCATCTGCCGTCCGAGTCGGCGACGTGGACTGCCCTTCGTAACGGCCTGTCGGATGAAGAGCTTGCGGAGCAGTCGGAGAAGGGCGAACCGGAGAAGGGCCGCTGGTCGCAGAGCGACCACCTCTTGGCCGTGATCGCGGACCGGGTTGCCCGCCTGGAGTACGTGCTGCTCAGCGTCAACACCGAGAAGAAGTCGCAGCGGCCGACGGCGCCGGAGCCCATCCGCCGGCCCGGCGCGAGGGCCGTCAAGGCGAAACAGCAGATGTCGGATCTGCAGGCCAACACCCTGTTCGAGTTGCTCAACGGAGGCGCCGCGTAGCGCTGCTGAGGGGAGGCCCTCAGTGCCCGCTATCTCTGTCGGCTCAGTCGAGGTCGATGTTCTGCCGAACGCGTCGGGCATCCTCGGCCGACTGCAGGCCGCTCTTGTGCCGCCGGCTACGCAGGTCGGCGAGGAGATCGGGAAGATCATCGGCCGTCAGGTGGTCACTCACCTGGCGCCAGCGATCCGCGACGGCATCAACGAAGGTGCGAAGGCGGCACGTCCGGCCGCGACGCGGCAGGGGTCGGACACGGGTGGTGCGTTCGCGCGGAGTCTGCGGGCGAAGCTCACTGAAGCGTTCCGCAGCATGCCGAAGCTTGACATCAAGCTCGGCGACACGGGTATCGATGCGGACCTCGCCCGATTGCGGGCCCGCCTGGAGTCGCTGTCCGGCAAAACCGTCGGCATCGACATCGACGCTGCGACGGCGCGCGCGCAGGCCGCGGACATCGAGGAGCGGCTGCGCCGTATTGGCGCAGCCCACCCGAACGTGGCGGTGCGCGCGGACACGGCGCGGGCGATCGCACAGCTGCAGGCCCTGCAGGCGCAGATCGACGAGGTGTCGGCCGACCCGCTGCGGATCCGTATGGAGACGGACGGCCAGCTCGGCACCCGTCTGCGGGCCGCGGTGGCTCAGGCTGAGGCGTCTCTGCCGAATGTCAACATCGGGGCGGACACCACGCCGGCCGAGGTGGAGATCGCTCGCCTGCGGGCGCAGCTGACGTCCCTTCGCGATGCCCGCGTCGGAATCGACATCGACGCCAGCGGCGCCCTGGCTAGGATCACGGAGATCCAGGCCCGCCTGGCGCGCCTGTCCTCGCAGAACGCGGACGTCAACGTCCGCGTGGATGCCGGTGCGGCTGCCGCTCAACTGGCGGCGTTCCAGGCGGCGGTGAACCGTCTCGATGGTCAGACGGCCCGGGTGGATGTCGATACTACGTCTGCCGTGTCGGGCATGCAGGTGCTGATCACGGCTGCGATCGCGTTTGGCCCGGCGATCATTCCGGCTCTGCCGGTGGTGGCCGCCGGCCTGGGTGCTATCGCTGCGGCTGGTGTCGCGGCTGCTGCTGGTATCGGCTCGATCGCGCTGGTTGCGGTGCCCGCATTCAAGGGCATCGGGTCTGCTCTGCAGGCTCAGAAGGCTGCCCAGGATGCGGCGACGAACGCCACGTACAAGGGCGGTCAGGCGTCGTCGCAGGGCGCGTCGAAGGCGCTGCAGATGGCGGGCGCGCAGCAGTCGCTGGCGACTGCGCAGCGCAATGCTGCCCGGCAGATCGCTGACGCCGAGCGTGGCGTGAGCGACGCGTCGCGAGCCGCGGCGAAGGCGAACGCGCAGGCTGCGGCACAGGTCAAGTCTGCGCGCGTCAGTCTCGCGGACGCGTATGCGGCTGCCGCGGAGCGGATGCAGCAGGCCAACGAGCAGGTCGACCGTGCGGAGAAGGATCTCGCTTCGGCGCAGAAGGCGTCGCGTCAGGCGCAGTTGGATCTGACGGCGGCCCGCGCGGAGGCGTCGCGGCAGCTGCAGGACTTGAACAACCAGCTGAAGGACTCGCAGCTCAGCGAGCGTGACGCCGAGATCGCGTTGAAGGAAGCAACGGCCGCACGCAATGCGGTGATGAACAACCCCAACGCCTCGGATCTCGACCGGCAGAAGGTGCTGCTCGCCTACGACCGGGCGGTGCAGCGGCTTAACGAACAGCAGTTGGCGACCAAGCGGTTGCAGGCGGACACGAAGGCGGCCAACAAGGCCGGCGTCGAGGGCTCGGCGACGGTCAAGTCGGCGCAGGAGCAGCTTGCTTCGGCGCAGCAGGCCGTCATCGACAAGACCAGCGCGTTGAAGAAGGCGCAAGCTGACGTCGCGAAGACGCAGATCGAGAACACGCGGTCGATCGCGGACGCGCAGGCGAAGCTGTCTGAGGCGCAGAAGAACGTCTCGGAGGCGCAGCGGCAGGGCGCGGAGAACATTGCGCGCGCCCAGGAGCGGGTTGTGCAGGCGCAGCAGTCGGGCGCGGACTCCATCGCCTCGGCGCAGCGCCAGATCCAGTCGGCTTCGCTGTCCGCGGCGGGCGGCATCGATCAGGCGGCGATCGCGCAGGCCAAATACCAGGCGGAACTCGCGAAACTGACGCCGGCGGCGCGGGCGACACTGAACGCCTTCGTCGGCCTGAGGTCGGCGTTCGGGGACTGGTCGAAGTCGCTCCAGCCCGCCGTGATGCCGATCTTCACGCGGGCGCTGGTGTCGTTGCGGAACACGCTGCCGACGCTGACGCCGTTTGTGCGGGGTGCGGTCACTGCGATCACGGAGCTGCAGGATCGGGCGTCGCGGTCGGTGAAGTCGCCGTTCTGGCAGGGCTTCAAGAAGGACTTGCAGGGCAATGTCGTCCCGGCGGTCGTCGGGCTCGGTGTCGCGATCGGCAACCTGATCAAGGGCATGGCCGGGATCGTCGACGCCTTCCTGCCGCACATGGACGGCATCTCGAAGCGGATGCAGAAGATCACCCAGCGGTTCGCCGACTGGGGGGCTGGCCTGAAGGGGTCGCCGGAGTTCGAGCGGTTCCTGAACTTCGCGTCGGACAAGGCGCCGCTTCTGGGTGACGCCCTCGGCAAGATAGCCAACGCTTTCCTGCAGGTCGGCGAAGCCCTGTCGCCCCTGTCGGGGCCCCTGCTGCAGATCCTCGGCGGGATCGCCAATGCGATCGCGATCGTGGCGGACAAGGCGCCGTGGTTCATCCTGTTGATCTACGGGATTGTCGTGGCGATGCGGCTGTGGACGATCGCCCAGTGGGCGTTCAACGCGGCGGCTGCGGCGAACCCGTACACGCTGATCGTGATCGGCATCCTGGCCCTGATCGCCGCGGTGGTCTACGCCTACAACCGGTTCGGCTGGTTCCGGGCCGGGGTGCAGGCGGTCTGGGACTGGCTGAAGACGGCGTCCCTGTATCTGTGGAACACGGTGCTGAAGCCGGTGTTCACGTGGATCGGGAACATCGTCGTCTGGCTGTGGACGTACATCATCAAGCCGTACATCGGCTTCATCATCGCTTACTTCAAGGGCGTCGCCAGCGTGGCGACGTGGCTGTGGACGAACGCGATCCAGCCCGCTTTCAACTTCATCGCTGCGGCGGCGAAGATCCTGTTCACGGCGCTGGTCGTGATCGTCCTTCTGCCGATCATCGCAACGTTCAAGATCCTGGCCGCCACCGGAATGTGGCTGTGGAACAACGCGATCAAGCCCGCCTTCCAGGGCATCGCCACAGTCGCGGTCTGGCTGTGGAAGAACGTCTTCCAGCCGACGTTCCAGCAGATCGGCGACAAGGCGAAGTGGCTGTGGTCGAACGCGATCAAGCCTGCGTGGGACGGCATCAAGTCTGGCGCGAAGATCATGTGGGAGAACGTCCTCAAGCCGCTCTTCGACGCCTTCGTCCTCGGGCTGAAGACCGTCGGCAAGTGGGGCGTCTGGCTGTGGAAGAACGCCCTCAAGCCCGCCTGGGATGGGATCGTCCTCGTCTCGAAGTGGGCCTGGGACAAGGGCATCAAGCCCGTCTTCGACGGGCTGAAGTCCGCGGTCGGCAAGGTCGCCGACGCGTTCAAGGTGGCGAAAGACGCCATCAAGGTCGCCTGGGACAAGATCAAGGGGATCGCGAAAGCCCCCGTCCAGTACGTCGTCGACGTCGTCTACAACAACGGCATCCGCGGCGTCTGGAACAAGGTCGCCTCGGCCTTCGGCGCGCCGAAGCTGGGCAAGTTCTCCTTCGCCTCTGGCGGCATCATGCCTGGCTACACGCCCGGCAAGGACGTTCATCGGTTCGTCTCCCCGACGGGCGGCGCGCTTGAACTGTCGGGCGGCGAGGCCATCATGCGGCCCGAGTTCACGCGGGCGGTCGGCTCCGGGTTCATCAACACGCTGAACTCGATCGCCTCCAGCCGTGGCGCCCAGGGCGTGAAGGCTGCTCTGGCGCCCGCGTTCGGCGGTAGCGCACCGATGGCGACGGACATGTCCTCGCGGTACGCCGCGGGTGGCGTGGTCCAGCGGTTCGCGGACGGCGGCATCTTCGGATGGATCAAGTCGGCCGGTTCAGCACTGAAGGGTGCCGGCTCGGACGCCTGGAACTCCATCAAGAAGGGTGCCTCCTGGCTGACGGACACCTTGGAGGCGTCAGCGCGGGCGGGCGTGAAGAACGTCGTCAACCCGCTGCTGGCCAAGTTCCCGGGCATGGACACTGGGATCGGCAAGCTGATCCGCAAGATCCCCGACAAGATCATTGATGCCCTGTTCGGCTACAGCAAGAAGGCCGACGACAAGGGCGCCGGCGGTATCGGTGGCCCGCGGATCGCCGCGGGTCTGAAGTGGGCGAAGACGCAGGCTGGTCTCCCGTACCAGTGGGCCGGTAACGGCAACCCCAGCTGGGACTGCTCTGGGTTCATGTCGGCGATCGAGTCCGTCATCCGAGGCCAGAAGCCGCACCGCAGGTGGGCGACTGGAGCTTTCTCGGGGAAGACGGCGCCGCCCGGCTGGGTCTACCACGGCAACAGCCCGTTCAAGATCGGCATCACCAACGCGGGTGTGGGTCACACGGCGGGCACGATCGCCAAGACCAACGTGGAATCCCGCGGCGGCGCCGGGGTCGTCGTCGGCTCGCGGGCCCGAGGCTACAACGACCGTCTGTTCGGCAGCTGGTATGGGTTCAAGCCCGGCACCTACGACGCTGGCGGCTACATCCCGCCCGGCCTCAACCTTGTCAACAACGGCACCGGGCGACCGGAGCCGGTGTTCACGACGGCTCAGGCCAACGCCCTCACGTCGATGGCGGCACGCGGCGGACCGTCAGGGCCGATGAGCTTCGAGGGCGACCTCAGGCTCGACTCCGGCGAGTTCCTCGGCCGGGTCCGCGGTGAAGCCTCGGCGGTCATGCGGGAGGGCCAGCAGGCCCTGATCCAGGTACTCAACGCGAGCTGAGGAGGCCATCTTGGCGATCCCCGGAAACCTCCTCAGCTCGACCACTGAGTCCATCGACCCGAACACCTCCGGGTGGACGTCCAAGCTCAACTGCACGATCGCCAAGGGGACGGGCGGCCGGAACGGGGATGGCTGCCTCGTCGTCAAGTCCGTCGCCGCGGGTGAGATCCAGGCCCGCACCGTCTCCTCCTATCCGGTCGTCGCCGGGACCGTCTACCAGGCGTTCTCCGACACGGCCGGGGTGGTCGCCGAACGCATCGGCATCCGCTGGCTGACAGCGACGGGCACTGAGGTGAGCGTCACCTGGTCGCTCACCACGGCTGCCGCATCATCCGGCTGGCACCGGGTGAGCGTGGCGGGGGCAGCACCTGCGACAGCAACGCAGGCGCAGGTGCTGCTCTCGTCGACCGAGGTCGGCTCCACGGTCAATCACTACTGGGAGAACGTCTACCTCGGGCTACCGATCCGCACGGTCGGCAACCTCCTGAACTTCAACACCGAGTCTGCGGAGATTGACGCTGCGGGCTGGGCGTCCATCACCAACGCGGCCATCTCCCGTCAGGTCCCCGTCGTTTCGTGGGCGGTCGACGCGTACAACGTCGGCGGGCACACCCTGGCGATCACGGCGGTCGCCAACGGCAACGCCTCGGCCCTGGCCATCGACCGGCCGACAGTCACCCCGGGCACCGAGTACCTGGCTTACGCCTACCTGCAGCCGCCCACCTCCGGGTCGACGACGTGGATCGAGCTGCGCTTCTACGACGGGTCCGGCACGCAGATCGCCGCCCAGAAGTCGACGCTGGCCGCCCCCGGCACCGGCATGTACCGGCAGCGGGCGTCGCTGGCGGCGCCGTCGAACGCGGCGACCTGCTCTGTCGCGGCCGGCGTGGACTCGGCGACTGCCGGACAGGTGCTCCGCCTGGAGACCGTTGTTGTCACTGCAGCTACGAAGCTGCAGGCCGGTTCGGTCATGCCGTATGCCGACACCGGCTTCGAGCAGGGCGTCGCAGGGTGGACGACTGCGTCCGGTATCGCCGTGCTGTCGCGGACGACCCCATGGGGTAACGCGTACTTCGAAGGCTCCTACGCCCTCAACGTCGCCTCGTCCACGGCGACAGCTTCGACGCTGCGCTCGGCGAAGTTCGCTACACCCGGCGCGGCCGGACAGAACTTCCGGGCACAGATCCTTGCTCACGTCGGCGCCGGATCGTGGACCAACATCACCATCAAGGTCCGCTGGTACAACGCCTCCAACACGGACCTCGGAGCATCCACCGGCACCCTGTACGCCATCCCTGGCGGCTCCTGGTACGCGCTGGCCAGCGACGCCGTGGCACCGGCCACCGCGACGCAGGCAGCCATCGAGCTCATCCCCACCGCCTCGGCGACGTCGAGTGTTCTCCACATCGACCAGGTCGTCCTGTGGCAAGTCCTGCCCCTGACATCCGTCCAAGCCGTCGACGACAGCGGCTACATCCAACTGACCCTGCGCGAACTGCCGCTCGACTGGCTCCTCACCGTCTACCGGATCACGCCTGACGGGGCGCGCGCCCTCGTCCGGGGAACATCCGGGCTGGTCAACCAGCAGGCCATCACCTCGGACATCCTCGTCATCGAGGACCACGAGGCGCCCATCGGGGTGAGCGTCTACTACCGCATCGAGATGCGGTCGAGTCCCAGCGCGGGACCCTCCTCGCGGACCTCCGCGCCAGCCGTCCTGTCGCTCGCCGACATCAACGAAACGTGGCTGAAGGACCCCGGGAACCCGCAGCGCAACATGCGCGTCGTGGTGCAGGGGCCCCCGGATTGGGAGCAGCCGATCCAGCAGTCCGTGCAACGGGTGCGAGGCCGGCGCCGGGCGGTTGTTCTGTCTGGTATCCGCGGCGGGCTGGAGGGCAGCCTTGCTGTCTGGACTCGCACGGACGAGGAACGGATCGCGCTCCGCACCCTCCTCAGCTCCGGCAACACGCTGCTTTGGCAGGCCAATCCGGGGATGGGCGTCGACGACATGTACGTGTCCGTCGCCGGCGTCTCCGAGGGCCGGATCGGCGGGCCGGCTCAGGAGCCATGGCGGACGTGGACGCTGCCTCTCACTGAGCAGGACATGCCGGTGACGACCGCGGTGAACGGCGCGGCGGGCCGTACCTGGCAGGACGTCGTGACCGAATTCGATACCTGTGCGGACCTTCTCGCCGTGTACGCCACCTGCGAGGACTTGCTGCTCGACCGGCGAATGGGGTGAGCTTTGTACCCCGTCTCCGACCGCTTCCTGGCCCGGCTCGCCGAGTCCCACCAGGTAGCCACGCGCGTCCAACTGTTCCTGACGACCGGCCAGGTCATCGACCTCGACCATACGGGCGGGTCGGTGACCGTGGACCGCGGGCAGGCAACCCGGCGGACCTGCTCGGTCACCTGCCCCGACCCGGCCCTGATCCCGCGCTCGCCGACTGACCAGCTCGCCACCTATGGGGCCCGGCTCCGGATCTCCCGCGGCGTGTACTTCGGGGACGGTACCGAGGAACTCGTGCCACTCGGGCTTTTCCGGCTGGACTCGGTCGGCGGCGACATCAACGACGGCCCGATCACCCTGACCGGCAAGGATCTGTCTGCGATCGTCGCCGACGACAAGTTCACCTTGCCGTTCACTGTGTCCGGGACGGTCGTCGGTGCCGTATCCAGCCTGATCCAGCGGAGCATCCCCGACGCGGACATCCTCGGCCTCATCGTCGACGCCCCCATCGGATCACGCGCCTTCGACGTCGAAGCGGATCCGTGGGCCGGCGCGCAGGAGATCGCGGCGGCGGCTGGCGCCGAGGTGTACCCGAACGCCGACGGCGTCTTCATCATCGCCACCCTGCCTGAGCTGCTGACGACCCCGCCCGTGTGGGCGGTTGAGGCCACCGAGGGTGGCGTCTACATCTCCGGCAACCGGGCCATGACCTCGGACAACGTATTCAACGGCGTCCTGGCGCGCGGCGAGAACACGACCGACAACATTCCGCCCGTCTCCTACCTGGCCACCGACACCGACGTGAACTCCCCGACGTACTGGGGCGGACCCTTCGGGCGGAGACCGATGTTCTTCTCCTCGTCGACGCTGATGACACTCGCCGCATGCACGCAGGCCGCGAACCTCAAGCTCGCCCAGTCCAAGGCCCCGAACGCGTCCGGCGACTTCTCCAGCCTGCCCAACCCTGCGCTCGAACCCGGCGACGTGCTGCGCGTGATGCACGAGGACCAGAGCCGTGAACTCCACCAGGTCGCCTCGTTCTCCGTCCCGCTCGACGAAGGCGGCGACTTTCCCATCGCGACGATCTCCGCCAAGGAGGACTCGTGACGACGAGCAGCGACCACGCGATCCGCTCCGCCCTCACCACCGCACTCCAAGGCCAAGCGAAACGGGTCGGCGAACAGGCCCCCTCAGTGCGCGGCGCGGACTGGCGCCTCGCCACCGTCACCGCAGTGGGGGCCGGCACGATCACCGCGGACGGCCTCGTCTGGCGCTGCCTATCCTCCTACGTCAGCCCGACCATCGGGGACGTCGCCGTCGTCAGCCAGTCGAGCAGCGGCAACCTAATCGCCCTCAACCGGCTCGCCACCAGCGCAACCCCGCTCTACATGTCGGTCTACCGGTACAAGCCCGCCAACACCGACCGCAGCAGCACGACGACGTTCACCGACGATCCCGACCTCACATGCCTGCTGGATGCGAACGCCGTCTACCGCGTCGAGTTCTGGCTGCACTACGCCGCGATCGACCTGGTCAGCAGCAGCCCGGCTGGCCGGTTCAAGACGATGTGGTCGGTGCCCGCCGGCTGGACCGGTAACCGGTCCGCGGTGGGCGCAGACCAGGGCACCGTCCTGTCGGCCACCTCGTCCGGCGGGCAGGGGCGCTGGGGCGTCCACAACTTCAGCACTGCCTGCACCTACGGCGACCGGGACTCCTCAACCAACCAGGCGTGCGCCATCGAGGAAGGCATCGTCACGACGACAACGGCAGGCTCCGTCACTCTTCAGTGGGCGCAAGCCGTCTCCAACGCTGCCAGTACTCGCCTCGCGCAGGGTTCCACCCTGTGCGTCACCCGCATCGGATAGGAGACCGCATGTCCACCACGGACGGCTACGGGCAGGGCATCGGCCTCTGGTCGATGACGGACGCCCCGTCGATCCCTGACGCCATCGCTCTGTTCGCCGCGGGGGTGTTGCCTCGGTTGAGGATGACGTTCGCGTCGGCGTCCGCACGGGGCGCCACTCTCGTCGGGTCCTCGGCTCCGGTCCCCGGCATGATGACGTGGCTGACCGATGTGGGACGCCTCGACGTGTACGACGGCACCGCGTGGGTGGCCATGTCTGTCGGTACCTCGTCGTGGACGACGATCAGCCTGGCCTCCGGCTTCACGCAGAACGGCAACAGCAACGGCAACCTGCAGTACCGCCGGCTGAACGTCTCCGGCGAGGACTCCCTGCAGCTCCGCGGCGCGGTGAACCGGACCTCGTATCCGGCGTCCCCGCCGTCCAGCTACGCCGTGAACGCCTCCGCCCTGCCGACGTCAGTCCGGCCGACCACCCTCCGCACCGTCGTCGTGCCCTGCTCGGACATCAGCAGCGAGCGCATCACCCTCAAGCTCGACGTGCAGACCGACGGCTACCTCGTGATTTTCGGCATCGGCACGGACGTGAAACCGCCGTGGATCGGCTTCAACGGCGTCACCGTCTCCCTCTAACCCCCCACAGCACCACGCCCGCGCCCCTGAACTGGGGCTTTTTCTATGCCCTGATTGGGGGCCTCATGGCCAGGACAGGCCCGCAGCGCTACCCCGGCGCATCGACTGCCTACTGGTACGGGACGAAGTACCCGGGCTCCGTCATGGAGTCGAACGTGATCGTCTGGCACACCACCGAAGGAACGTCTCTCCCCTCGTACAGCGGGGGAGCGGAGGCGCCGAACCTCACCGCGAAGCCGGACTTCGCCGCCAAGCGCCTCGTCTGGTACCAGCACTTCGACTTCGACGTGTCCGCCCGCGCCCTCGTCAACAAGGCGGGCGGCGTCGAGACGAACACCCTCAACGTCTGCCAGATCGAGATCGTCGGCACCTGCGACCCGGCCACCCACGCCAAGTGGACGAAGGCCGGCTACGCCCACCTGTACACGCCCGAGCTGCCCGACTGGGCGATCCGAGACCTCGCCGCGTTCGCGAAGTGGGCCCACGATCAGCACGGCGTGCCGCTCACCTCCACGGTCACGTTCAAGGCGTACCCGGGCAGCTACGGCGACAACGGCGTCCGCATGTCCCCCTCGAAGTGGACAGCCTTCACCGGCCACTGCGGCCACCAGCACGTCCCCGAAAACGACCACGGCGACCCGGGCCAGTTCCCGATGGCCGCCATCCTCGCCGCCGTCAGCGGCGGCACCACCCCCGCCCAGGAGGACGACATGCCCACTGCCGCCGAGGTCGCGAAAGCCGTCCTCACCTACGACGGCGTCATCGTCGTCCCGGGCGCACCGAAGACCAACCCGACCTGGACGCTGTCGAGTTCGGTCACCGAGATCCTCAAGCGCCTCGACAACGCGAACAAGACGCTCGCCGCACAGTCCGCCGCGATCACCGCGATCGCTGGCCAGCTCGGCAAGAACGTCGACACGGCGGCCGTGGTGGCCGCGGTGGACAAGGCCATCGCCGACGCCGTCATCAAGGTCGACGTCGCCGTCACCGGACAGGAGTCCTGAACGTGAGAATCTTCGGCAAGGAACCGGTCGTGGTTCTGAACACGCTGTCTGCCGTGCTCGGCCTGATCGTCAGCCTCGGCGTCACCAGCCTGTCCGCCGAGACCGCTGGCGCCATCGTCGCGGCCGTCTCCGCGATCCTCGGCGGTATCGCCGCGGCCATGACCCGCCCGATCGCCCCGCAGGCCTTCACAGCGATCGTCGCCGCGGGCGCTGTCCTGGTCGGAACCCTCGGCTACGACGTGTCGCAGTCGACGGTCGGCGCGATCAACACGGTCGTCCTGGCAACGCTCACCCTCCTGACCCGAGCTCAGGTCTCCCCGTCCAGCCCGGCGGCACCCGCCTCGGTCGGCACCAGCCCGACGGTGGTGTAGATGCACCGTCGTGCCGCCCGACGGCTGAGCAAGGTGCTTGGCCGTCGAGGGGCTTTCTTGCTGCCCTACGGAACCGTGTGGACGCTGTACGGGTACGCGCAACTCGTCTCCCCGCAGCCCGACCAACGCGGCCTGACCCTCGCCACGCAGATCATGTCGCTGCACGTGTGGGGCTGGCTGTGGATTGCGGCAGGACTCGCCGGCGTCATCTCGGCCTGGCTTCCCCAGGGCGCCGACTGGGTCGGCTTCCTGGTGCTGCCGCTGATCGTGCTGCCGTGGATGCTGTCCTATCTGACCGCATGGCTGCAGGGCGACTTCCCCAGAGGCTGGGTCGCCGCCTCGGTGTGGACTGCGATCGCCGTTCCCGTGCTGGTTGTAGCGGGATGGCGCGAGCCGCCCCGCGTGAAGAGAGTGCGAGTCGAGTAATGGGCGTAGACACCTGGGTTCAGGCGGGGATGGCGGTGGTCGCGGCAGCTGGCGGCGTCGTCTCCGCGCGGTCCGCACGTCGGACGAAGCGGCAGGAGAAGCGGGATGACTTCACCGCGGTCACCGACCGTATGGAGAAGGAGATCGGCCGCCAGGGGAGCCGGATCAGTGAACTCGAATCGGACTCTGTCGTGAAGCAGGAGCAGATCACCGGGCAGGGTGCCGCGATTTCCTGGCTGGTCGTGGACCGGCGCAGACTCGTGTCCTACATCCGCAAGTCGGGGCTCGAACCGCCGCTGCCGCGGCCGATCCCGGAACGGGCCCGGCCCTACCTCGACTCCATCGACGTGTAAGAACTGGAGTGCGAATGCCCCAGCCTGAGCCGATCCCGATGCGGCCCCGCCGCGACGATGCCGCGGCGGACGCGGACACCCTCGAAGAGATGGGCCGCCTCGACGAGCAGCCGACGCCGGCACCGTCGATCAGCCCGTTCCTCGAACCCGACTACCCGCCCGAGAGTGGGTGACGAACGCCCCCGCCCCCTGCTTCGGCAGGCGGGCGGGGGCGATCCGTCTGTGCGGCATTAAATTGGGCAAGCCTCAGCCAGGAGGCGATTCGCGGTGACGAGGTGGGAGTGCGCCTCGGCTGTGGTGCCGGTGCGTAGCGCGTCGGATGCCGCGTCCAGCTCGCGGCGGGCTTCGGCATACTCCGGGTCGTCGCCGATCGCGTCCAGCACTTCGTCGATCGCTTGATCAATCCTCATTCATCCCCCTTAGTCGAGACGGCAGCCTAGCGCATAACGTTCCCTTATGCGCTAGCATTTGACTATGACTCAGCCTCAGTGCACGCCTGCTCTGATCGACCTGGAAGACGCCGTGCGGGCCGCCCTTGTCGACGCCGGGATCAACCTCCTGAACATGGACGCCGATCCGAGCGCCGACGGAAACGACCCGGGAGGCGCGGCAGTCACCGCCGACATGACTCTCGGCTGCATCCTGGTCCGCTGGGAGGTCCACGACCGACTCGCCATCGCTTTCGAAGATGAAGGCGGCAAGGAGGTGCGAGCGCGCTACACGGCAGCGCAGCGGGCAATGCACGGAGCCCTCGTCACCATCCTCGGCGCCTACGACTTCCCGATCACCGCCAACCGGCCGGGCGAGTCCATCCACGTCTCTACGGGACAGTGACGTGACCGACCAGCTCGCCACACAGTGCACCGAGCGCTCGATCGCGCTGCCCGGCTCAGACCTGTTCGAGGAAGTCCGCCGCAAGCTCGTCGACGACCTCGGCATGGTCCAAGTCGGCCGCCAAGGGCAGAAGCGCATCTACCGGCCCCGCGCCGAACTCCTCGCCGAAGCCGTCACCCCCGACACCTTCGTCATGGTCATGGACTGGCTATCCTCCACCCGCCGCGGCAGCCTCCAGACCAAACGCAACTACGTCGACGACATCCGCCGCGTCTGGGGCGGGTACGCCCAAGAGCTCGGCCACGAACGGTTCGCCCTCGGCTGCTTCACCGCCGACCACATCCGCGCCTGGCGACTACGGATGGAAGGCCGTGGCACTCCGCCGACCACGATCAGCCGCTACCTCAACGCGCTTTCCTCGCTGCACACCTACGCCGCCGAGAAGATCGACCTCCCCAGGAACCCCGTCACCCAAGACGACCGGCCCAAGGTCGACAAGGGCAACACCTCCCGCAGTACGCCCGTCCTTGAGGTCGGCGAGGTCCAAGCGGTAGTTCGGGCAGCGGAGAACGAGTTCGACGCGCTCATCGTCCTGCTCCTCTATACCCTCGCCGGACGCGTCTCCGAGATGTGCGCCGCCGACGTCACCGACCGGATCGAACGAGGACGACGCTCGTACCTCGACGTCACCCGTAAGGAACACAAGGAGCGGATCCTGCCGCTCCCCGTCACCGTCGCCGAACTCCTCGATGCGCACACCGCAGGACGCACAGAGAAGGCGCTGCTCCTCGACTCCGCCGGCCAGCGCCTCGACCGACACGACATCGCCCGGCTCCTCACCCGCCTTGGCCGAAAGGCCCGCGTCCTCACCTGCGCGCAGGTCGACGGGCCGGAGAAGCACAGCTTTACCAAGTGCAAGTCCTGCCGGAAGCTCACCCCGCACGTGCTACGCGCCAGCCGGATCACGCACATGCTCGACGATCACGTCGACCTCGCCGAAGTCCAGGCGTTTGCCGACCACGACAACCCCGCCACCACCGTCGGCTACTGGAAGCGCCGCAACAAGGGCCAACGAAACGCCGCTCACGTCGACGCAGCCGAAGCCCTCTTCGGGGGGATCGCCGATCGCTTTCGCCCAGCATCCAAGGAGGGACCGTGACCTACAAGTTCCCGTTCGACGTGGACACGGTTGCCTACTCGTCGCCACCGCCCTGCGGCCGGCTCACCAAGCGGGGAACCGCCTGCCAGCAGAGTCCACTCGCGTATTGGCGCCTACCGAAGCGTGAGGGGCGGCCTCGCTCCTGCCTGCGCCACCTCACTTCGGAGGAGCGCGCCGAATATGACCGCGAGGTGGCAGCCGCTGAAGCTGCGGAGCAAGAGGTGCGTCGGAGGATTGAGGGAATGGCGCCTGCATGCTGGAGCTGGGACCTACCGAACGAGGTCGCGCTCCGAGACTCCGATCCGGACGTTCACGGGCTCGCCGTGATCGAAGAGTGGCAGGCCAGCAGGTGCGCGATTTGCTCCGCAACAACCACCCTCGTCACGGACCACGACCATGCGACCGGGCTCGTTCGCGGGCTGCTATGTCAGAGGTGCAACACCGCCGAAGCGTTCCGGGACGCCGGGCCGTACCGGAGATATCGGGAGCGGCCACCTGCGGCGATCCTCACGGTTCAGGCGCGCTACTGGAACCCGCTAGCCAAGGCATCGGAAGACATCGGGCTCTGAACGCGCGAACGCCCCCGCAGCCATGCCGGCTGCGGGGGCGTTGTGCTGTCTGGCTCAGCCCCAGGCGGTGTCGCTGAGGCCCCACGTGGTGTCGCTCACGTCCCCTCCAAGGTCAGGTGCGGCCACCGAGCGTCCCGAAGGACCCCGCCCCGAAGGGGGGTTGCGAACACGGTGGCCGCCTGATCACGGTAGGCGAAGGCCGTCCCGCCTGTCAGCCCCTCGTGCCAGACTGCTGCGGACCTGCCTCGCGCCCCTGCCGAGGCGGGTCTGTCTTTTGAGGGAGAGGGCCATGGCGGACGAGCTGCGGGAACTGGTGAAGGCGCGACGTCGCGAGTTGAAGCTTTCGTACCACTCGCTCGCCGCGGCCTGCACCGAAGCGGGAGCGTCGGTGTCGTCGGCCTGGCTGCATCGCCTGGAGACGGGAGAGGTCGTCGTCGCACCGAGCGCGGCAACGCTGGCTGGGATGGCGGTTGGCCTGCGCGTAGACGTGGCCTCTCTTCGGGAGGCTGCCGCTGCACAGTTCTTTGACCTGCACCTGCCGTGGAATGTCACCGGTGAGGCCGCGGACTTGCTGAGCATGATGGCCCTGCTGCCGGATGGCCAGCGACGGGCGCTGACCGATCTCGTCCGAGTCATGGCGAAGGATCACTGATCGCAGGTTCGATGTGTACCTGTTTCCGGCCGTGATCTATCGCGGTGGCTGGTTCGGGTGCATGGTGGTGGTGCGGCTTCTCGATCCACCCCCGGGCGGGATGTCGTTCGGGCCCCGCTGCGTTGCCGTGTGCGGGGCCCGCCGCTCCTCCCGGCTCCCCACGGGAGGCCATGCGGCTGTCAGCTTGCGGGCTGGAGCCGTTCCCCGGGCTTCACCTCGACGATCTCGACGTCGGTGCACTTCGCCGCAATGAGCCGCTTCTTCCGGTCCTCGGCGCTGGCCTTGTCGTAGCTGACGCCGGACGCCTGCTTCGTACCGTCAGGCTCGGTCCAGGTGAGGCCGTAGTTCTTCATCGTGATCGCCATGGGGTGAGTATCGCCGCCGGGTCTGACAGTCGCTCTACGCCTCAGCCTTACCGGGCGTCTCTCGTTCGCGTCGCTTCTTCTTTACCCAGTCGTGCATGGCTTCGATGAGGGCGTCGGACGGTGTGCGCTCCTCGGCTGCGGCCAACTGCTCGAACTCGTCGCGTAGCGGCTTGGGTGGCCGGAAGCCCATGACCTTGGTCTGCCCGGTGGCGGGTCGTCCCATCATTCCCCCCTCGGTTTGTGTTTAACAGAATCTAGCATCCATCTGGCGTGACGAGTTGACAAGGAGCGCTGCGCCCGTCATTCTTGTTGAACAGAAACGAATGGCAAGCAGGGGAGACGGAAATGACCAGCATCGCCACCGCAGACAGCCTCACCCGCAACGACCGAGTTATCCGCGAGGATGACCCACTGCCGTACCTCGTTGACAGGGTCGAGGACCAGGCGCAAATGGTCATCGTCACCTACTCCAGTGGAGAAAAGGTCACCTACCCCAAGCGCCAGCCGGTGATCGTCGTAGGCCGGGACTGAACCGATGGCCACCCCGGACTCCGCGCCCGACCTGATCAACGCCCTCTATGCCGCGGCGCTCCGCCTGGAAAAGGCCGCTGGTGACGCCCACGCCATCGCGGAACAGCTTGCCCTCGGAGCCGCGGAAGCCCGACGTGCTTACGAGGTCGCGTCGATGGCAGCCGACGGGCCGTACCGCAACAACGACCTCCGCGACGCCTGACCGGCCCTCACGACTAAACGATGCCCCGCCTGAAGCAAGCAGGCGGGGCATCGTTATTTCAGCCTAGCGCCACGCAGTGGCTCACCGGACTCGCGTCACCGTGACGACCCCGTGCCGCGTGGTGCCGGCCAGCACTTCGACGGTGAGCCCGGGCGCGACGGTGGTGTAGCTGCCGAGGTCCCGGGTGCGGTTCCGCCGGCCGGGCCCGGATGTGGCGATGTGTGCGGCGACGGCTGCGGCGAGCGGCGCGGTGAGTGCCTGCGACAGCCGGTGCCGTGTGTCGGGGAGTTCGACGACGAGGGCGCGCGGCCGTGCGGCGGGCCCGGTATGACCGATGACCCGCGCGTCGACGGTGTCGGCATGCCTGATCTTCTGCCAGATCCGCCCGGCCCGATACGGGCTGCCGGCCCGCTTCGCGACGATTCCCTCGATGCCGACGTCGTGGAGCGTCTCGTACCAGGCCTGCGCCACCGTCGGATCGTCGGTGGCGGGCACGACCTGGATGGGTGGCGGAACGTCTTCGAGGAGGTCGAGGAGGAGGCCGCGGCGCTCCGTGTACGGGCGGCCTCGGACGTCGCCGTGGTCGGGGTGGCGGAGGATGTCCCACGCGGCGAAGGTGGCCGGCCACTCTGCGGCCAGCTGCCGGGCGCGCGACGGGGATGAGGCGGCCCGGGACTGCGCGGCGCTGAAGTCGACGCGACCGCCCTTGTAGATGACCGCCTCCCCGTCGAGGACTGTGCCCGGCCGGAGAGTGTGGAGTGCGGCGACCGCGAGATCCATCCACGCCCGGGTCACGTCCCGCCCGGACCGGGCCTGTGCTCGGACCGTCTCTGCCTCCCGCCAGATCACGGCTCTGTGCCCGTCGAACTTCACCTCGTACCACCAGCCGTCCCCCGTGGGCAGGCGCGGCACCGCCTCGGCGAGAGCGACATCGACGGGGAAGTCCATGCGATCAGCCTGCCGCCGCCCTCGAGTATCTGCCCGTCGGCTACTCCAGCAGGCCGAGATCGGTGTCCGGTCGGCAGTGAGCGCAGGCGGCCACCTGCTCCCGCAGGGCCTGGCGCGCCTGGTCCTCGGTGATGCCGCTCCGCCGCTTGCCCGCCATGTGACAGTCGCCGCGATGGACGTACACGGGTCGGCCGCCATTGAGTCCTTGCTCGAGGAGCCAGTCCGGGGCGGGCGGCCGTGCCTGCTCGCCTCGTCGCCGCTCGAGCTGCCGCTGTTCTTCGGCTGCGATCCAGCGCTGGGTGCGCTCGAGGTCGGCGAGCTGGACGCGCTCGAGGAACCGGAGCTGCTCGAGTCTGGACAAGACAGGGTCGTTCACATGTTCGATAGTAGGGCTGTACGCTGCGACCGTCACATCGGGCTCGAGCAACGGGAGGACAGCATGCACAGCCCTGACCTGCTGCCTCTCTTCGGCGTCACAGTTGACGACCTCGAGCTGGCGCCCGCCGATGCCCCGTTCCGCTCGAGCGGCAAGCGACGCCTCGCCGAGGGACGCGCCTGCCTCCGCTGCGGGCGCGCCGCGGCTGTCGCCGGCGTAGCCGACGTTCCCGGCCGGGGCCGCTTCTGGGTGGACCGGTGCATCGCCTGCATGGTGGCGACGACACCGAAACCGGCAGGGCCGCCAGCGCCGCTCGAGGAAGTACTCGCCGTTCTTCGCGACGCGGCGCTCGAGGCGCGCGTCCCGCTCCACGTCCTGCTCGAGGATGAGCAGCATGGATGACGAGGGCCGCTACCGCCTGACCTTGACGATGGGCGGGCGTCGCACGATGCGCGGCTGGTGGGCAACCGAGACCGCGGCGAGGAAGCAGATCCCCGTGTGGGTGCGGGACTGGGGTGTCGAGGGCGCCGTCATCACCCTCACCGACACCGCGACCGGGACGGTTATCCACAGGTGGCCCGACGAGGACTGACCGCTCTGCCATCCTGGCCGCATGAGTCTGGATCCGAAGTCTCCGTCGATGGCTCTCTGGCTTCGCCTGCTCGCGGCTGGTGTGAGCGAGGACGAGGCGCGGACGCTGATGAACGGCTACGCGCACGAGCTGGCCGGGCGGCAGCGGACGTGGATCGAAGCGCGCACTGACATGCCGTGGTGGGTCGACCAGATCCCCGACGTCATCGACCCGGACGAGCAGCACCCGCCGGTCGACGAGTACCGCATCTCGACGCGCTGACCGCCGAGTTGTCGGTGGCGGCCCGTAAACTGGCGGTCAACTGTCCAGTATGCAGAGCTATTGGGCAGCTACTCGGTGCCGCCCCGCCCGCTGAGAGACCGGGCGGGGCGGACGACTTTGGAGGGCGCGTCGATGCCTGAGATCCCAGTCAACGTCTGGATCTTCTGCTGTGCGGCTGCCGCCGTTTTCGCGCTGGTGGGGGAGCAGCCGAACGCCCCACTGTTCTGTCGATGGCCATACATGATCTGGGAGTCTCTCGCCCGCCACAGTTGGCGGCGCCCGGCCTCAGCCGCGGCCCGCCCGGACTACGCGCGCATCGCCCGCCTGGAGCGCGAACTCGGCCTAGCCGACGAGTCGCCCGAGCGCCCGATCCGGCCCGGCCGCACCATCTGCCTGACGAAGGACTGCCGCGGCGACACCGTCGAGGTTCACAGCTGGCAGGGGCCTGTCGCTACCCGTATCCACCGCTGCGAGGCGCCGTGAACTGCCGCAAGCACGGTCCCGGCTGCTCGGTGCGCTGGGGCTACGACCAAGAACACACCGACTCGGGACGTCCGTACACCGCTGGCGAGTTGGGGGAGCGTGTCGAGGCGCCGCACCGGCACGCGTACTCGTCGGCACAGGAGTACGAGCTCGGTTTCCGGACGTGGCGCGCGATGCGCCGCGACGACCGGCTGACTGCCGCCGAGGAGCAGGTACGCGAGCCTCTGATCCTGGGGCGCCTCGGAATCGCGGGTAGCTCATTCGACGAGGTCATCGAGCGGGCGCTCAAGGCGGCGGAGTAGGTCAGGCCGCCTCGGGCTCCGGATGCCGCACGGTCTGCTTGAGCCCCATCTCGACGGCGTACCGAGCGTGCCCCGCCTCGGCAGCGAACGCGGCGATCCCCTCGTGCACGGCCCGCGCCGTGTCCACGGTCAGCGCACCAGCCTGAATCTCCGTCCAGGCGGAACGTTCCAGCGCAATCAGGTCCGGGGGGAGTTCGATAGCCACCCCGGGATCATAGGTTGCTCACCGGTTCCCCTTTGAAGCGGCACTCCCGGTAGCCGAGCCTTGATCCATGACCATCAACCTTGATGAGCGTAGGTCCGAGGCTGCCCAGCCCGCCTACGACGGAGCAGTCTGCGGATGCGGGGAGGCCTGGTTCCTCCTCGACGGCGACAACACGGCACCCAACGGCGCCGTCTGCATGACGAACGGCGGCACCGTCACCGGCTACCACGGCAAGCCGCGATGCATGTCCTGCGGGAGGCGATACCAGCTACCCTCGTAGCCACGGCATGACGCGAACGCCGGACCCCGGGCGCGGGGCAAGGTCTCACCGGGCCCGTGTAGGAAGTCGCCGGCGACGGGGACGACCGAAGGCGGTGCGCGCCGCCAGTGCTGCGAGGCAACGGGTCGCAGACTCCGCGCAGACGGCCCCGTCCCTCGCGGACGGGGCCTCTTCACGCCGCTGCGGCGAAGGGGACGGTATGGCGCGAGGTGAGGCAGCGGCACGACAGCTTGTTCAGGAGAGCCCCGCCAGCGGGCTTCCAGTAGACCCGGAGGCTGTCGCGGAACGGCTCGGTGCCACCGTCGTCCGCCAGCCGGCCCCCGTCGAACTGTCCGGGATGCTGGTGCGCCGCGACGATCAAACCGTCATCGGCATCAACGCGGACCTGGACCCGACCCGGCAGCGGTTCGCCCTCGCCCACCTCGTCGGGCATCTGCAACTTCACCGGCGGCGTGACCTGATCCTCGACACCGTCGAACGCCACGCTCTGGGCAACCTGGCCAGCCTGCCAACGGACCGCGAGGAGACCGAGGCCAACCGGTTCGCCCTGGAACTCCTCGCCCCCGAGACGGCGGTCCGGAGCGCGGCCGTCGAGGCAGACTTCCGGACTGCCGCTCAGCTCGTCGACCTACTCGCCCCACGCTTCGACCTCACCAGGTCGACTATGGCCGGCCGGCTGATGGGGCTCGGGATCATCCTCGACGTCTGATCACGCCGCCGGGGCGACATGCCCGTCCCGGCGCACGGTCCATCGGGGTGCGTATCTTTCCTAGTCCATCTTGATAGCCAATCTAGATTGGCTATCTTGATTTCATGACCAACGAGACACCCCGCCTACTCCCCACCGGCACCTGCTGGTGCGGCTGCGGCGGCACCACCAGCCTCGGCGCCTTCTTCTGCCGAGGCCACGACAAGGTCGCCGAAGCCGCCCTCCTCGCCGCCCGCTACGACAGCTCCGTAGCCCGCCTCCTCAGCCACCACGGCTTCGGCCCCGACAAGTCCGTCCTCGACGCCGCCGTCGACGAAGGCGGCTGGGAAATCTGCCCGAACTGCGAGTACGCAGGAGCACCCCTCAGCATCCGTAACCACGCCCGCAAGATCCACGAAAAGTGAGGCACCGATGACCGCAAAGCCCCGAGAGCCCTGGCGAGTGATCCTCTCCCAAGGCGGCGCCCAGCTCGCCGAGATCGGCCACACCAGCGAGGCCAAGGCGTTCGCGCACGTCCGGACCGGACTCCGCTCCGGCGCCGACACCGCCCAAGTCATGAAGTGGGAAGACGGCCGATGGTGGCACTTCGAGACCGTGACCGCCGCCGACATCCCTGACGCCTGACGCAGGACACAGCGAAGCCCCGGCCAGGTCTAGTGGCCGGGGCTTCGCCATGCACTCTATGCCGCTTCGACGATGTCCCCGCGTTCAGCGGCCGTCGCGACCGTCCACTCGTCGCGCAGTACCTCGTACCGCTGCCGCGTCTCCCCGTACAGCCAGCCGCCAGCCCGCGTGATCAGGGCGCGGATCTCCTCATTCACCACGTCGGCAGGCCGCGCGGAACCCGGGAGCGGGGGAGGGGAGGACATAGATCAAAGCGTAGCCGCCGGGTGTGACAGCGGTCAGCCCTCGGCAGGAGGCCGGCTGGAGACGAACGATCCGAGGCCCGGCTCCGTGTAGATGAGGCCCTCGTCGCGGAGGCCGCGGTGAACCTTCTGTGCGGTCGCCTGCGCGATCCCGAACTCGGTGGCGAGCTGAACGACCGAGGGGACACGAGTGCGGGGCGCATAGGTGCCGTCCGCGATCCGTCCACGGATCACCTCGGCTACCTGCTTCCACCTGGGCACATCCGCCTCGAATTCGATCACACGGTCAACGTGACACGCCATCCCATGCCACGCGAGCGGTCGCATACGTGGCACGCCATAGCATGCTATGTCTAAGCTGCTGAAACAGCCCCGCCATGCACGGCCGGGGAACCAACCGGCAAGCGGAGCGTCGACGTGGACGAGCGTAGAGACCCCGAACCCCCCACGGGAAGCCGACAGGCGTCGGCTGGCCGGGGGAAGCTGTCGCCGCCGACGGCCGCGTGGAACGTCTACGTGCAGCACTGCCGAAGCTGCAAGCCATGCAAGGACATCGACCAGGCCTGCCCCGACGGGGCCCGACTGTACGAGCTGTGGCAGGGGATCGCCGCGCGGGCCTTACGGTCCATCGCCCGCGGCGCGTGATGGCCGGTACTGAACGGTCGGTCAAACGCCGAGTAAGCGACAGTTAACCGATACCAGTCCCGAAAAGTCCTGGCCAGGGCATACGCAACCGGTTACGGACATCGGTGGTGTGGACCAATATTGGTCAGATAAATGCACCCAACAAGCTTGTTTCCGGTCTCGCGTCATGGTCTTCTCTTGACAAAGATTCAACTTCAGCGGAGGAGGTCCGTCACGTGCACGCCGAGGACCCAGGCGATCCGATGCAGGGAGCCGATGCGCGCGTCGGTCTTGCCTGCCTCGATGTCCTGATAGGCGGAGCGCGACAGGCCGGCTGCGAGGAACACGGTCTCCTGGGTCATGTTCTCGTGAAGGCGCCTGATGCGGATGCGGTCGCCGATGGCGCGGCGCTCACGGAGCAGCCAGGAGTCGTCATCGGGCAGGCGGGGCACGTGACAAACGCTCTGCCGAAGATGATCATAAGTCAGCCCGGTTTACCGGGCAATATTCGATCTTGAAACGCGCCACCCGAGGTGCGTCGCTGCAGCTCTCAGCTCTGCGCGCTATGGAGAACGCCGCAGGGGTGGCTGTAGTGTGCAAGATTCGAACGCCCGTTCGCTCGATCGAGTGAATCAAGGCATCGACCTGCATCCATCCGGCAAGGAGACAGGTCGAACCCCACGAGCGTGTCGGGCCGTCACCTACGGATTAGCCCCCCCTCGGTGATGGCTCGGCACTTGGGGCGGCCCCTCACGCCTGGCCGGCAGGAGTGTGGGGGGCCGCCTGTCTCTTCTTGGCTGCCCTGAGCTGCAGCAATCCAGTGATCCCTTAGGGGATTTTTAGGGGACGACTAGAGGTAGGCGGACGACATCCGCAATGAACTCCGGAGGTACTCCCAGGACGTCGGGGAGGGCTCGCCGTTCGAGGGCGATGCCGCCTAGCTGGGGCGTTGCGGAAGAGCGCGAGGTCAGAACTGGACCCGGCCTTCGCCGAGAAGCTCCTCACCTTCATCATCGCTGAAGTGATCAGACACCATGAGCGGATCGCCGATAACTCTTTGACCAGCGAAGGAGCGGCCAGTCAAGATCCTCAATGA